CCTCGAAGAGTGGCTTTCGCTCGTCAAGTCTAAGTCTGGTGAGCGCGGTATCTTCAATCGTGAAGCTTCCAAGGCAGTTGCAGCAAAGAATGGTCGTAGAGATCCAGAGCATGACTTTGGAACCAATCCTTGCAGCGAAATCATTCTTCGTCCGTATCAGTTCTGCAATCTTACTGAGGTTATTGTGAGAGCAGAAGATACAGAAGAAGATCTAGAGCGCAAGGTAATTCTTGCTTCTATTCTTGGAACGTTCCAATCCACTCTTACTTATTTCCCATATCTAAGAAAGATCTGGCAGAAGAATACAGAGGAAGAAAGACTGCTGGGTGTATCTCTTACTGGCATCTATGATTCTAAACTACTTAACGACTACAAAGACAAAAAGCTAGGAGCACGTCTTGAAAAGCTTCGCGATGCAGCGATCCTTACCAATAAGCAATTGGCAGAAAAGCTTGGTATCAATCAATCAGTTGCTGTTACATGTGTTAAGCCATCTGGAACAGTTAGCCAGCTTACTGACAGCGCTAGCGGTATTCACCCTCGCCATGATCCATATTACTTTAGACGCGTTAGAAACGACAATAAGGATCCACTTACAAAATACCTTATTGACGCAGGAATTCCTGCTGAACCAGACGTTACAAAACCTGGTTCCACAACTGTATTCACGTTCCCACAGAAAGCACCAAAGGGTGCACTTGTACGCTCTGACGTAAGTGCAATTGATCATCTTGAATTGTGGTTAGCATTCCAACGTCATTGGTGCGAGCATAAGCCATCTGTTACTATTTCTGTAAAGGAATCCGAGTGGCTTGAAGTTGGTGCGTGGGTATATAAGCACTTTGATGAAGTAAGTGGTGTTTCATTCCTTCCATGGGATGGCGGTACCTATCGTCAGGCTCCATATGAGACTGTTACTAAGGAACAGTACGAAGAGCTAAAAGCTAAAATGCCTGGTAATATCGACTGGGATAAGCTTGTTGAAGTAGAAGATAATGTTGAAGGCACCCAAACGCTCGCTTGCAGCGCAGGTGGATGTGATCTATAATGTATAGTGATGGAAATGTGAAATATTACAACTATAATTCCAAAGTGCGTTTGGTTGTAAAATATGTGAACACTGGTATAGATCATGACACATTCAAACCATATGAGTTTATTCAGTACATAAAAGTTAACAAAGCAAAAACAAAAGGTTGGGACTTTGATCTCGTAGAAGACCCTAAAGAAGCTACAGTCTTTATTGATTATTTTCAAGCAGAGCTTTACAAACGTAAGTGTATGTCAGGCGATCGAATTGGCAATATGGGAAAAGGCACAACTAAGATAGTAGCGAGAGCTGTAACAAGATGAAAAAGTACGTGTTCAGAGCTGATATTAAAGATGGCCATCGTAGATACCCAATCTATTATTGCTTAGATAATAAAAATGCATTGGGCTTTAATTTTACCAAGAACGGTAAAGAAGCCCATGTATTTGATCAAGGTGAGATAATGGCTCAGCAAGTACTTAAAGTAACTCGATCGGCTTTTTTGTCATGTGCAGAATATTATAGAAGTCAAGTTTGGCGCAATTGGCCCAATTTTAAAGTTGTTGAGCGTCGCTAAATAAATTAGAGGGGCCACAGGGTTTTGCGTACCCCTCACCCTATTTTAGAAAGGTATCAAAATGGGCAGACCAGAAACACAAGGAAGACAACAAATGAGTATTTTCTCAGATCGTTTTGTACAGCTAACAGACGATAATCCAAAGGCTGAAGGGCGCACTCTTTGCATAGCTAAAGCTCATATCGTTACATTTTATCGTACTGAGAAAGACCCGTCAAAGACAATTATTTTGACTTCTGATGGCCTATCTTATACAGTCAAGGAAAAGGTCCAAGACATCTATAAGATGGTAGATTAATGTCAGTCTTTAGCAATGAGTTTATGATTATTCCAGTTCGTGAAGGTGGATTTGTTATTAGATCACAACCTTATCAGAATTGGCGTGATGGAACTACTGCTGGTTCCAACGAACTTTATGCTTTTACATGCATGCAAGATCTACTAGATTTTCTTAAGGATCATGCAACCCAATATAGAGCTCTTCCCTCTAAAGATGAAGTGAACAAATTAAAGTGAGGTTATAATGCCACATCCCCATAAGAATAGACCACGTACCGGCCGCCGCAAGGTAGGCAGCAAGAAGCGTCGTCAGCGTAGAAAGAATAAGTAATGTGTGCCGTAAGCTATATGGGTGATTATTGGAAAGACCAGTTGCCTAAAAAACACCCATGGGTTCAGCCATCATATCCAGGCGGTCCTATTAATCCAGCTGTTCCAATGCCGGGTATTGATTATCCAATTCAGCCTACTATTACTCTTCCTCCAGTGGAAACAGTCAAGAAAGAAGACTTCGAAGCTTTGCGCAAAGAAGTGCAAGAGCTAAAAGAACTTCTAAAGGCTGCTATTAAGTATGATAAGGAAACAGGTGAGCCTGATTGTCATATGGATGAAAAGATTGAATTGATCAAGCAGGTTGCTAAGTACGTTGGCGTTGACCTAAAGGACGTATTCAAGTAAAGCCTAAATATCAACATACTTAATTTTTAGGAATGTTGATATGTGGCTTTATATGGGTCAGCCTTTTAATCAAGAGGCTTGTTATTATGCATCTGTTGGGTTTGTCTATCTTATAAAGAACTTGACAAACGGCAAGATGTATGTAGGTAAAAAGCTCTTCACCAAGTCAAAGGCTTACCAAAAAAATAAGAAAAGAAAAAAGAAGCGAGTAGATTCAGACTGGGAGTTGTACACCGGTTCTAATGAACAGCTCAATCTAGATATCGCTTCTGGTCATCAAATTGAAAAACATATACTATGGCTATGTCCAACCAAAGGATGGATGACCTATTATGAGACTAAAGAAATATTAAATCGCGACTGTCTCTTGAGTGACGACTATTATAACCAATGGGTCAGTTGCAAAATAAGAAGAAGTCACCTCAAGGAAAAGACAAAATGATTAGCTGGTTTAAAGGATTTTTAGGTTCAAACGGACCTGTTCCATTTGCTGCTGATATTGCTGCACAGCAAGCAGCAATTAAGGTTAAGAGCCCTCCTCTTGCCCAAACAATTCCTACTGTTCCTGAGCTGAATATTGAAGAGATAAAGAATCCTCCAGTAGAAGCTACTCCTGCACCTACTCAATCAATTTCTGCTGGTAAAGGTTTGATTGCAGCTGGTATTATTGCTGCTGCTGCAGGCGGCATTGCTTATTATAAACCAGATCTAGCATCTCAACTTGCTAACCCTACTCCTGTTGTAGTTGAAGCACCAAAAGTTGAAACTCCTATAACACCAGAACCTGTGGTTGTAAAAGAAGATCCTAAGCCAGTTCCTAAGATTGAGCTTCCTCCTCTTCCTCCAGTACCACAGACTGTAGCAGGTGAAACAATTGATAACGAATGTACAGCTCCTATTGCACAAAAGAAGACTGTGCGTGTTATCTATGTTCGTGTTCCTGAGACAGATGATAAGGGTGTGACGAGATACGTTTATATCAAGAAACCTGTTGTTGTGTATAAGTATGTTCCAACACCTAAGCCAATTGATCCTGTATCTACACCTGTTGTAGTTGCACCAACACCTCCTGTTGCACCAGCTCCTGAGCCAACAAAGCCAGCAGTTATAGCTGATAAGGGCGTTCTTATTGGTTTTAGAGGTCTAAATAATATCTTCGATCAAGCAGCATTTGAAGACTTTGCAAAGACACAGGGATATAGTAAGACTCTAGTTATTGATGAATGGGAACAAAAGAGCGCTGTAAACAGTGCTGTTGACTCTCTCAAAGACTTTAAAACACCTTATGGCCTGTATGGTTTCTCATTGGGTGGCGATTCTGCTAAGTTGATGGTTAAGACTGTTAAAGCTATGCAGGCAAAAGGAAAGAGTGCAACTCTCCCTAATGCAGTTTATATTATCGGATCATCTCAGGTGATTCCGTTTAAGGATGCCTTTGTCGGTGTTCCAGAAGTAATGTTCTGGTTCCACGCTAATACCAAGCATGATGTGGATGGTGTGTTTATTAAGGCACCTCACACCGGTGCAGGTAACATTCAGCAGCTCGTTGCTGATTCGATTAAGAAAGGCTAACAATGGCTAGCATTAAAGATCTTTGGTCATGGCTAATTGGAACTAAAGATTCTGCTCTTGAAGTTATTAAGAGCTCAGCTAATACTCCTCATCAAACAATCTCTATCAGCAAGACTGACGGGGTAACGATAGAGTATACTGATCCTCCCAAGGCTCCAAAAGCGCCAGTGCCAAAAGTAGAAGCTCCTAAAGTAGAAATAAAGCCAGCTGCTCCAGCTCCGGTGGTTCCTAAAGTTGAACCACCAAAGGTTGAAGTAAAGCCTGTAGAAGCTCCTAAGCTAGAAGCGCCCAAAAAGGCCAAGAAAGCAAAGAAGAAATAAGCTATGATGACACCTCGCGTTATCGATATTTACTCAGGTACCAGAGTTAAAGACGACTCTTTTAAGAAGGCCGCCGCCGCAGGCATCTGGGCATGTATTCACAAAGCTACCGAGGGCAATAGCTATAAGGATAAGACATATCCTGTGCGTCGCAAGATGGCTGAAGAAGCAGGCATGCTTTGGGGCGCATATCACTTTAATTATGGTAATGATTGGAAGACACAGGTCAATAATTTTCTTGGTTGGGCAGCACCTGACGAGAATACTTTGGTGTGTCTTGATTATGAAGATCATACAGTCAATATGAATATTCAATCTGCTCTTGCCTTCATGAAGGAAGTAGAAAGCAGAACAGGAAAGCTATGTGCAATCTACTCTGGTAATAGACTTAAAGAAACAATTCAGACTGTTGGTCCTGAAGATGTGAAGTATCTTAGTGAGCGCAAGCTATGGATTTGTCAATATGGTCCTCGTCTGCAAATGCCAAAAGGAATAGATAAAGATGCTTGGTTTTTATGGCAGTATACTGGTGACGACGTTGGTCCTCTCCCTCACTCTGTACCTGGCTTTGACCCTGGAATTGATCTATCAGTCTATAACGGCGAATCGAAAGAAGAATTCGCGACAACGTGGATAAGCTAACATGAAAAATCTTAGACAAGTAACGCCAAAACCAGCAAGGGCAGGTTCATTTGAACATTTTCATGCACTAGCTAAAAAAGCTGATCGTCATTATTCAAGCGCTGTTTATGCTGAAAATGAGGGTTATGGAAAGCGCGCTGAAATGCATCGCAAACAATCAATGCAAACAATGGAAAAGTTAGCTCATCATTATGGTGAAGCTGCTGCAACTGCAGTAGATGAATCTGATTCTCTTAGTAAAAAATCATTGAGAAAAACTTATGATGAGCATAAGAAAAACTTCCCAAAAAATCCTGGACGTTTTAAACCGAAAGATTAATCATGATATTACAATTAAACCCTCCTATACCGGTAATTACACCTAAAGGAAAAGGTTTTGCGCATTTAGTAATCGATTATGGTCCAGAGCATAACCTGCTTTGGACCGTTTTCATAGATAAAACAGGTGAATGCTGGACTTATGAGAACAAAGAGATAAGATCACAAGAGAATGTTACTCTTGGTAGAAGTATTCCACCACTAAGTAATGAACCTATTGTTCTTAATGAATAAAATCCAGTTGATCTTTGGGTAAAAAGCCGCCATTATTAGGTCACTGAGATGAGACAACCCCAACACGGGAACACAGAAAGTGTAATATTATGAGAGAATTTATTTGGGCTGCTATTCTTGCTACTGTCATGGTTACTGGTCTTGCGCATTATAATAAGGCAAAAGCTGGCCCATCAATGGCAACTACGTTTATTACCTTGAATAAGGGCGTTACTACAGAACAGTGCCTTGCTAAGGCTGCTTATAAGTTTAAGGAAGCTGGTATCGTTGAAAACGTAGATGTCCAGAAGGGTACAATCTACGCTGAAAACGGTGATTATACTGCACATGCTCGTTGCTCGCCAGAGAATGGATTTGTTTACTTTGTAATTGCTGGTCCTGATTCTCGCGTTGCTATGAAGGCGCTCGAGTTTATTACAGATAAGTTCTGATGGTTAATGCTGTAATTAATTACGTAAAGCGCCCTGAGCCGGGTGAGCAGTTATACGCCACAACTGTAGAATCTCCTTGTGAGCAGATTGCAACTAACATTGTACTCGATCCTCATGAAGTAGAAATTACCGATGGTAGAAATTATAACTTTTCGCTTGATAAAGAAGGTTTCCAGCTTTTAAAGCATGAAAGCCGCGCAGTTATGTATCGTGGTGATAAGCCACTAGATTTGCAGCATTACTTTTATGAATGCTCGAACTTTGTTCGTAGAGTAACTGGTGCTAATAGAGCGTTTGTATTTAATCATGTTTTACGTCACAATCATAGTGCTAATAATTATGGCTCTATTCTTAGAGCTCATGTAGATCAGTCTGATAAGTCTGGTCCTGAAAGAGTAAGAGATCATTTTCCGCGAGATGCTGAAAAGCTTTTGCAGAAACGTGTTCAGATGGTAACATTATGGCGCCCTCTTATTGGACCTTTGTTTGATGATCCTTTGGCATTATTAGATGCTTCGTCTATGGATGAGCAGCTTGATTTGATGCCATCAAACTTGATTCTTAAACACAGAGTGGGTGAAAATTATGCAGTAGCATATAATCCAAACCATAAATGGTATTACTTCTCTGCTATGCAACCTAATGAAGTACTACTGTTCAAAGGGTATGATTCACGTAAAGATGTAGCTAGGTTTGTACCGCATTCTGCTTTTACACTACCAAATATGTCAGAAGGCGTAGTTCCTAGACAAAGTATTGAAATTAGAATGTTGTTGTTCTCTAAATAAAGGCCTAAATAAATGAAGAAGTTTCTTATTGCAGCTCTCGCTCTCTCGTTTATGAGTGCACCAGCTTTTGCGCACGGACGTCGTGGACATTGGCACGGTGGTGGAAATTGGATTGCTCCAGCTATTGTTGGAACGATTATTGGCGGCGCATTGCTTTATAACTATGCTCCTCCTCCGCGTACTCGTTGTCTAGAAGAGCAGGTTTTCGATCAGTATGGTCGAGCTGTTTTTGATGCTTATGGCCGACCTGTAACTCAGGTTGTTTGCCGCTAAAGAATATTGCCCCTTCATATAATGGAAGTATGTCAGGCTTTGAACCTGATCGCGTCGGATCGATACCGGCAGGGGCTACCAAACAAGGAAAGTAAACATGTCTCCATCAGAGTTCTTTTCTGCACTAGTAGATGATATTACCGGTAAAGATGCTAACGGGCGAAATGCTCAGCAAAAGAAAGATCTGCAGCTAGCAAAAAAGCAGCTCAATCTAGATGGTCTAAAATGACTAAAGAAGAAAGAAGTGAACAAGCAAGACAAAGACATAAACGTATTAGGGGTAATGGCTAGAGTGGTTATAGCACAGTCTGCAAAACTGTATTAGGTGAGTTCGATCCTCACTTACCCCTCCATAACTGCTTGAGTCTCAACAGAACAATTCAGTTGATCTGAACTGCAGATGAAGCTATATTAAGGACTATGTGATGACGACACAATATTTGATTTTGGGCCTTATGTCCTTTACTATCTTTTGTCATTTTATTGAATGTTGGGTTGAAGAAGAACTACCTAAAATGGTAGATTTTCGATTTAATGATAATGCTGCTATCTTCTAACTGGCCTAGGAAATCTGTTTCTCAGACAGAGTAATGCGGGTTCGAATCCCGTTAGCAGCTCCAATAGGTATAATGATTAAAACTTGCCCTAATTGTTCTGATGAGTTTAAAACAGGTAATTCTACAACAGTAATTTACTGTTCAAAAACTTGTCAAAAAATAACAAAAAGAGCTAAAGCAGTAAGAAGCTTTATAGATGGAAAGCTCTCGGATAGATCTTCAATAAGAATTTATCTCAAGCATTATTTTGGTGATAAGTGTGAAGAATGTGGTCTCTCAGAGTGGAGAGGACAAAAACTTTCTCTTGAAGTTGATCATATAGATGGAAATGCAAGTAACAATCTTCCCTCAAACGTAAGGTTACTATGCCCAAATTGCCACAGTATTACAGATACTTGGAAGGCAAAGAATAAAGGGCAAGGAAGAAAAAGTTTAGGATTAAAGCTCTCATAGTGATAGTGGTAACACACCGATTTGGTATGTCGGTATCGAAAGTTCGATTCTTTCTGAGAGCACCATATAGTGTTTCCCTCGAGCGGGAAAGCAGGTCGATATAGACTCCTAAAATGAATAAAACCGCCACTAATTTGCCGTCATAGTTTATCACGATTAAAACAGTTCCCTCGTAAGGTACAGTATCGGGTTTGAGCCCTGGTGACGGCACCAAAAGGTATATAATGCGCGAAAGAAGTTCTGAGCAAAAGCTAGTCGATATTCTCTTTGAATGTGTTATGATGATGCATGATAAAGAATATGGCAAAGCTCTGCTAGAAGCAGATAGAGATGATTTAGCGGCCTGGGTAAGAAGACAACTTGATGGTTGTGGATTTCCAAATGTGGGCCCAATGGGAATGTCTTGGTGTGTTTTAAAAAGTGAATTAGAGAAACGAAATGATTAAATCTTATCTTGAAAAGCGTGATAATGGTAAATATTCTAATACAATGTTTGTAACTGAGTTAACTATTGTTGCAGCTATTCTTTATAGTTTGACTTTTCTCATTTAATTTTTTAAACATAACCGTTTTGACTGCCTAAATAAATTTACAGTAAACATTAATAAATTGGAATTCAATGGATCCCGCATACGTCAAATTAGCAATTGAGATTGTTTTGATGCTCGCATCAAAGCATCCTCAAGCTTTGCTTGATATTTTGACAAAAGCCGGTCCAGAATTGGCCAATAAGCTTGAAACAATATTTAAAAATATTGAAGTAAAGCCAGCAAGCTCTTATCTCGATGAGCAGAATAGGAACGCCTCGGGATAATAGAATCGAAAAAATTCGATAACCTTATAACAGGTTTTTCTACTTGCTGCGATAATAAGGACCTTGGTGGGCCTGGAAGTCATTGATCAGCAAGTAGAAAAACCTGTTGCTGTTTGGAACAAGGTAGACTATATTAAGACTATGATGAAGTGATGAGTTGCATGTCCTAGCCTTGTTGCTGTGTAGATTTGCGATAAATTACTTCATCTAAAGAATTTGGAGTGTGATCGACGGGTGGTCCTGTCTACGGTCTGTAAAACCGGAGCCTTGTGCATGTGGTTCGATTCCATCACACTCCACCAAAATATGCATCGGTCGTCTAACCGGCCTAGGACACCTGGCTTTCAATCAGGGTAATGCGAGTTCGAATCTCGTCCGATGCACCAAATTTATGTGAGAGTAGTGCTCTGGTGTAGCACAATTGGTAGTTGCGTGTGGCTGTTAACCACAATGTTGTAGGTTCGAGTCCTACCTCCAGAGCTCTACTCTCACGAATACCCTGTTGGTATATGGGTTAAAACAACGGTCTGTCTAACCGTTAAAACGGGTTCGAGTCCCGTACAGGGTGCCAATTTATAGGATGAACAAATGAGACTTAATGTTGAATTTGTAGAGCTAGATGAAGTACCTCAAGAGGGAAAAGAGTTAGCTCAGCTTTTGGTAGATGCTAATCTAGCAGAATCCAAAACAAAAGCACGCCAATCTATTAAAGATGGCGCTGTGAAAATTAACGACCGTAAGGTCACAGACGCTTTTGCGAGACTTGTTTCGCATGAGAGTCGATACTTCTTGATGCAAAAGAAGTAGTGCTCTTTTGATAATTGAAACGAATAATGGACCGGTAGTTCAGCGGTAGTAACAAGAGACTCTTAATCTCTGTGTCGTGGGTTCGATCCCCACCCGGTCCTCCAATATTCTATTGCAGCAACACACCTCTTTACTGCTATAAGAGGAACTATAAAACGACTGGGCTAGTCGTCATTGGCGTGACAGTCAATGATCTAGGATAGCAGCTAGATAGGGTTCAAATCCCAATAGTTACGTGTTGCTTCAATAGAATATTGCGGTATTGGCACATGGGTTGTGCTCCAGCCTTCCAAGCTGGCTAAAAGGGTTCGAGTCCCTTATACCGCTCCAATAATGCTGGTGTAAATATGCAAACAATTTGTCTTAATTGCAATGTTGAATTTACTTTTAACAAGTCAAGTTCAAAAGGAAAATTTTGTTCATCGAAATGCAATGGTGAATATACACAAAATCAAAATATAAAATTCTGGTTATCAGAAAAATTTATACCCAGTTCTTATATTGATAGATCTACTTTAAGAAAGTATCTCTCAAGTACAAGAGGATATAAATGTGAAATATGTGCCTTGTCTGAATGGCAAGGCAAAAAAATTACATTAGAGGTTGATCACATTAACGGCTTGTCAAACGACAATAGTCCTAAAAATGTTCGACTACTTTGCCCTAATTGTCACTCTCAAACACCTTTTAGAGGACAAGCAAACAAAGGAAGAGGTAGAAAATCTCTAGGTGTAAAATATTAACGCGGCTGTAGTATAAAGGTATTACGTGACGTTGCCAACGTTGAGAAGTCGGATCGTTACCGATCAGCCGCTCCAAATATGGGCTCATAGTGATAATGGGAGCACACCGGTTTTGCACTCCGGAAGTAAGAGTTCGATTCTCTTTGGGTCCACCATATTAATGCACACGTAACCGTTCCCGGCTACGAACCGGACAGACGTAAAAGGAGTTGTAAATGCAGGTTCGATCCCTGTCGTGTGCTCCATGCTCCTGTAGCCCAATTGGCAGAGGCAACAGATTCAAAACCTGTTTAGTGTCAGTTCGAGTCTGACTAGGAGTACCAATTAACCTTTCTCGTGATGATATCCATCAAAGCGAGAAGCAAAAGAATGAGTCTTTAATTCGTCAGGCGAATGAAAAGATTTAACTGTGGGTACAGAGCTCTTAGGAGTTCTAGAAACTGTAACGGCCATATGCTTTCCTGGTAAACCTTCGTCATGAAGTTTATCTTGAATATCAGCATGTAGTCCGTGGTCTGCATTCCAAAAGTAAGCATGCTGTTCGCCATTATCATGATGCGTTAGAATGCCACGAATGCTTTTGTGATCAGATTGATGAATCATACGCAGCATATCATTGCGCGATGGATTCTTGATAACAGTTGTCTCTGGCACTCTTGGGTAGAGTGATTTATAAGTAGCATGAAATGCTTCTTTGATGAACTGATAGAATGATATCATTGGAGCTCCTTTTAAAAGTATTTAGCCTACGTAGTCCAGCGGCAGAGACAGGCGACTTAAAATCGCTCCAGGGTGGGTTCGAATCCCTCGGTAGGCACCAATTATGCGCTTTGCAGTAGTGGTAATCTGCGGATCTCTTCGAAATCGGTCGGCGTTGTGCACGACAAAGATATGGAACGATTGATCGGATGGTTCGAAACCATCATTGCGCTCCAAAGAATATGCGACGGTCTTCTAACGGCCTAGGAAAACAGACTTTCAATCTGTGCAATGCGGGTTCGACTCCCGTCCGTCGCACCAAATTCTCAATTGGGTTTTCCACAGCACTTGGGGCTGAGTAATATGGAGTAACAGGTAAATTTGGTTGAGAAACTTTTAATGGACCGGGAACGTAAAGTCAGGCTGGGCCGACAACGGGCTTTTAATCCGTGCGTAAGGGGATCGTAACCTCCCCGGTTCTCCAATTTAGTATAAGTTCGTTAGAATTTGGGCGATTAAAGTGACGTAACGGCACTAGCGCTGGTGTAACCGTCTCCGCTTATACTAAACAAATTGCTTCTATAGTGTAACGGTCAGCACACGGTCCTTATAAGGCCGCATCGCCAGATTAGCGAGTAGTCTTGGTTCGAATCCAAGTAGAAGCACCAATATGAGGAATGAATGGCTGCCATTATTCAAACCATGGTCAATTATCTTGACCCATCTGTCAAAGAACCTTTTAGGTATTGGACAAATGAAGATGGGAAGATGGTTAAGCATACAAATATTGTTTACAAACCTCAGAGAGTAATTGTTCACAATATTAGAGAATGTTTGCTCAAGCCAGATTTGCAGAATAATGGCTTTACATATCTGAAACAAAAGACTGCAGTAACAGATTTTTATAATGATGAACACGTTCGAGACGTATACTACAAAGAAGTAATGCAACTAGTCAAAGATATGACAGGTGCAGAAATTGTAAGCCCGTTTAAAGCAGGCTGTGGAAATATAGTAGATACTCATTGTATTAGATCTCGCAAGCAAGGATATCCAATCTTTGAAGTGCACGTTGATCAAACAAAGGAGTCAGGTGAACAGCGATTGGAACAGCTGTTTCCTGGAAAATATAAAGACAGACGCGTTCAAGTTATTAATGTGTGGAGACCAGTAAAAGGTCCACTTAATGATGTACCGCTAGCAGTTGTGGATGCTGCTACTGTAAATGATCAAACAGATTTAGCATATTCTAGCTTGAAGTATGCTGATCTCGATGGATCTACTTACAAAGTGTATTATAATGAAGGACATGCATGGTACTACATGCCGGCTATGGAAGTAGACGATGTAATGTTGTTTAAGTGCTATGACTCGGATGAAACAAGTAAGACTAGATTTGCTCCTCATTCAGCGATTCTAGACCCAACTGTCTCAAAGTTCATCATGAGAGAAAGCATTGAAATGAGAATTTTGGCAATAATTTAATTGATGCCCCATCGTATAATGGAAGTATACTTGGCTCTGAACCAAGTGGCGTAGGATCGATACCTGCTGGGGCTTCCAATTTTAAAGAGAAGAAAATGTTTGAGATTGGTGAAAAAGTTATTTGTGTAAATAACAAGCCCTGGAAACCAAATTGGGACCCGCCTTCAGGAATTGAAGAAGGTGTTGTTTATACGATTAAAGGTTTTGGATCCTGGGATATTGAAGGAGCACCAGTAACAATTGTATATCTTTATGAGGTACAAAATCCTGGTGAAGAGTACATTTTTGAAGCTGAAAGCCTAGGTTATACTTTAGAAGATTTGGAAGATATTGGATACGTTGCTGGACGCTTTAGAAAGCTGATCAAAAAGAAGCAGAGTATCGAAATCTTTCAACAGATCAGAAAGAATGTAGAGGATAACGCCCACATCTATAGCGTAATTCCTCAAGATGAATTAGAGAAATATATGCAATAATGCACTTGTGGTGAAACGGTAGACACGTTAGTCTTAGAAACTAATGCTTCGGCGTGGGGGTTCGAGTCCCTCCAGGTGCACCAAATAAATGGCCACGTAGCTCAATGGAAAGAGCAAAGAGCTTCTACCTCTTAGGTTGTGGGTTCGAGTCCTACCGTGGTCGCCATTTTATGCTGCTGTAGTTCAAAGGTAGAACGTCTGTTTGTGGCACAGAAGACCTAGGATCGTTACCTAGCTGCAGTACCAGAATATGCTGAATTAGTTCAATGGTAGAACGCTAGTTTTGTAATCTAGATACAAGGGTTCGATTCCTTTATTCAGCACCATTTTAATATAGGTGTAGTCATGAGAAAAAAGTTAGACATCCAGAAAGTGAAAGAGTTCCTTTCTCAGCAGAGCAAGGAGTCTAAGGTATATATTGGTTGTGACTCTGTGCGTTATCGCCGTAAGGGCGAGTGGTTCGCAGACTACGCTCTAGTAATTGTTGTCCATATGGACGGCAAGCACGGTTGTAAGATCTTTGGTGAGGTTACAACTGAGAAAGATTATTCAGTTACTAAGGGTAAGAAGCCTAAGCCTTCATTCCGATTGATGAATGAGTGCTACAAGGTATCAGAGGCATATCTTGAGTTGTACGACGTCCTTGCTGATCGCGAAGTAGAAATCCATTTGGACATCAACCCAAATCCTAAGTTCGCATCTAGCGAAGTTGTACAGCAGGCTGTTGGTTATATTCGTGGTACTTGCGATATTGATCCTAAGGTTAAGCCAGAAGCTTTCGCAGCTTCTTATGCTGCTGATAGGTTCAACGCAACGCAGCACGCAATATAAATAGAATACTACCTTGAACGCGTTAGTTGATAAGGTAGTTCCATCCCGCTTAGCCGTCGGGGTTTATAAATAGCGCGAAACGGAGCGGAGAGAGTCGACTGATTCGTTCTCAGTGCGCGTTGGTGAAGATCAAGCTAACGGCGTCAAATTCAAAGAGGGTTTAATGCAGTTCACTGTTCACAAAGGTGTTAAGTATGCTGCGGAGATCAAGCTCTCCGGTTTTGAAACTATCGCTTCCGATGACTATATTGCACAGCAATTTGAGGAAGCTGGTTTTGTTAATGTAGTAGTTCATTCGATCAGAGATGATCTACGAATTGCGTACGGTGTCTGGAACGGAGCGGACACTTCTGCCAATCTTCCAGAACAGGTTGTATACGTTGAGGAAGCTTAAGTTGATCTTCAACGCAAAGTAGACTATAAGTAATAATGCTTGGTTAGCTGATGTGGTCATAGCGGTCGCCTGAAGAGCGATGGAAGCTGGTTCGATTCCGGCATCAAGCACCATTTTAACAGGGTATAGCTCAGTCTGGTCGGAGCGCCTGGTTTGGGACCAGGAGGCCGGGGGTTCGAATCCCTCTACCTTGACCAATTTATGGACCTTTGGTATATTAGTATTATACTCGCCTGATTAGCGAGGGAGCCAGGAGCGTTACCTGGAAGGTCTACCATTTTAATATGGGCCGTTAGCTCAGAGGCAGAGCACTGGTGTTACATACCAGGTGTCGGGGTTTCGATATCCTCACGGCCTACCAATTTACGTTGTCTGTAGCGCTTACTATAGCTGCTTCGCTTCGTATTCTTTTTATTGCGACCTGAAAATGTCTCTGTTTGAGAGTGACAATTAGGGCACAATAGACGTAAGTTAGATGGAAAGTTGTTATCAGAATTTCCATCTATATGATCAAGATGCAGAGATAGGGGCTTACTTTGCCACTCTTCAATTTGACATATAGTACATTTATTACCATACTTTTCTACTAAATATGGTTTGATAGTTTCAGGGTATCGAACTTTACCCTCTTCTATGCGCTTAAATGATTCTTGACGTTTATGAGTGCCTTGACATTTATTTGAGCAATATTTACCTTTGGTACCAGAAGTATGATGCTTCTTTTGTGTACCACATACAATGCATGTTGTAATTTTATACATGGAGACCTCCTCTAAACATATATTTAGGTCTCCTCATTAAGAGGTACAGATGGATTATACACTAACCAATGGTATCGCTTACGCTATGTTAATTACGCTTATTGGCTCCGGCACCTGGCTTACAGATGACGTAGTAGCACAAAAGCTAATTGATATGGGATTTATAAATGTGGAAGTAACACAGCAAGATGGCAATACTCGATATGCATCAGCTGTCTGGAATGGCTCTACAGGAGCTGATCCTAATTTCTTTCCACCAGAAATTTCAGATCTTCATGAGATCTGATACGAATTGCGGGTTGTAGCAGAGGTCAGCTAGCTAGTCTCATAAACTAGAGGTCAGGTGGTTCAATTCCCCTACCCGCTTCCAATAACATGTCCAGAGCCTCTGCCTTTAGTAATTTGTAGGTACGCTTTGGATTTATTAGGGCTCCGTTCGGCGGTATTGAGGTTCGAATCCTTGGCCCTAGCCATGCGCGGGTCGTACTAAGTTAATACGCCTTATTAAAGAAGGAGATGCTGGCTCGCATCCAGCCCTGCGCACCAAATTATGGCCGTATAACATAGTGGTAGTGTGCGGGTCTCATAAGCCCAGAGCGCGTGTTCGATTCACGCTACGGCTACCAGTTTTACGCATACCAGTAAAGTGTTACGGTAGCACGTCGATCTCCAAAATCGAAAGCGTGGGTTCAACTCCTACTTCTGGTGCGTAAAAATTTATGCAGGCGAGCGGATGGCCGTGTCGGAAACTCCAAATCTCCAGTACCGTGGGATCGTGACCCACCGCCTGTGCCAATTTTTGATTTCTTTTGTAATGAAAGCAAAGGAGATCAAATGTCAGTATATACTTCGCCTCTCTATAGAGGTTGGCACAAAATAACAAGTGTCATTTCAGAGATAAGTTGGATGAGCTTATATGCCCTATTCAACGGTGGGCGAGGATATAATTTAACTGATCATGATCATGAAATGCTGAGACACTATCTAGCTGGCTCGTATTACATTATTCTGATCAATAGAAAGACACATCTAACAACTTATTTGCTAGGTGCTCTTTCAATGTTTAAAACTGCGAGATGGCCTCAGTATTCACATGCACTTATGAATGCTGATTCAATGGAAGATGTAAAAGACTGGGACGATTTTAAGTTTGTCGAAGCTACTTCCGTTGGAGTACATTTTTCAGAATTTATGGAAGTGTTTAACTGTGATTCAGTTTGTCTTCTAAGACCCAAGAACCTTTCATTCAAAGAATGGAATGCTGTTATTGATGGTCTACTAGAACAAAATGGTAAGCAGTATGATGACTTGTTTGATTTAACTGATACAAGTCACGTATCATGCGTTGAGGTAGTTTTGGATGCACTAAGACAAGATCCAGACTATAAGGACGACTTTGCTAATCTTGAAAAGATGATAGCAGAAGTTGGCAACCTAACTCCGCAGATGTATAGAGATTGTCCAGATTTTGAGGTTATTCTGGAAATAAAAAGATAATGGATAGTAAACAGTGCAATGGAGCGCGCTTCGCCTTGAAAGCGAATGGAACCGAAAGGTTTGGGGTTCGAGTCCTCTGCTATCCGCCATTTTATATCGTTCTGCAGACCGTTTGTGCCTAAATATATGATAGGAGGCACAACATGAAAATATGGTCCGAAAGATCGAAACAAAACTCAATCGCGCTCATTAAAAATGACGATTACAAACATTTAAATGAAGCTACGATTCGCCGTCACATCAAGCATTTTCTTATTGATAGAGACGGCCACGTATGTGCTATATGTCAAAGCAAAGAATGGATGGGTCAGCCTATCCCGCTTGTTTGCGATCATATAGATGGTGATATACAGAATAACGATATAACAAATTTTCGCAACGTATGTTGCAATTGTGATGCTCAACTTCCTACGTTCAAAAGTAAGAACAAAAGAGGTAAAGGCAGACAATATAATCGAGATTATATGCGTGCTAATAAACGCATTTGATTTTGGGATACTTACAGCTAAACAAAAACCTAGTTGGTTCGAATCCAACAATCGCCACCATTTATGGCGATTGAGCACATGGAGTGCACAAAGACGTATCCCGACATTATAAGGTGTATTATGCAAAAGTGGAAAGATGATCAAAGACCTGCCATCACAAGATATGGATGGGCGCCAGGTGATTATCTCTGCAAATGTTATCACTGCAAAGAACAGTTTATTGGTGATAAGCGTGCTACATCCTGCGCAGATTGCGCATATGAAGCTAAAGAGAAGCGTGATGCACGCGATTGGATTGATCTATGATTGATGATAGTGATTATGAGCTGGGTGCATATTATCAAACTTCAGATGATGTTCCAGCACACGTAATACAAGAGTTTACACAATATTGTTCAAACCCTGATTGCAGAATATCTGCTAGAATTAGTATGACAACTTTGGCAGGCGCTTTGGCAGGCGTCTCTTCTCATTATAATAGAGATGGCCAAAAAGTAATTGAAGATAGAAATCGCAAAGCTATTGTGCTTTGTTGTATTACATGTACTAGAATGGATTGCAGGAACAGTTAAGTTTCAGTTTTATCGTTCTGGTGATCTTTATTATAAATGCCAAAACGGTTTTGTATTTACTGTACCAGTTTCTGATACACATGATGCCGTTTTTAAAGATGAAGATCGCGGCATATTCTTTATGAGATGGATTCGTAAGAATATTGATGCATTAAAAATTGGAGAGTAAACTGAGAAGGTCTCAGGCTTCCCTGCTAAGGAATGCGATCGCATGACGGTTTCGGATCAAGACCGATGCTCTCCTCATAAACTCCAAGAAAGCCTAAATAAGCGATAGGTAAGACTTGTTTATCGCTTTCTTGGAGTATAAAATTGTACTATACTGTTTATAAAATTACTAACAACTTGAATCAAAAGTTCTATATAGGTAAACACCAGACTAAAAACCTAAATGATGGTTATATGGGCTCTGGCAAGCTTTTAAAAGCTGCGTATAAGAAACACGGTATTGAAAATTTTAGCAAAGAAATTCTTCATGTGTTTGATACTGAAGAAGAGATGAACGCTAAGGAAAAAGAGTTAGTAGTTATAACTGAAGACAGCTATAATCTTTGTGATGGTGGCCATGGCGGGTTTAGTTATATACATCGCAACAATTTAAAAGATTACTCTAAAAACGCTGAGATTTCTGGATTTAAAAATCTCACTAGCGAACAACGAAAAGAATATTGTTCTAAAGGCGGTAAGATTAGAGCTTCAAAAATAAAAAACATGACTGCAGAAGAACGTCGTTTAATTTTTAAAAACAATAGGCGCGTGCACTCTGAAGAAACAAAACGCAGAATAGGTGAAGCAAGACGCAAGATTGCTGCTATGAAGCGATCACATCATAGTTGATCTGAAGTTCAAGATAGACTATGATAAGGAATCAAGGATGCCTACTGCATATAAAAGCTTGGTAATAGCAAAAAAATGTGCATCCTGTATTAATCATGAACAAAGGATATATATATGATGAACGTTTTTTCTCTTGAAATTGGAACATATGCAACGATTCACCGTGCACTGTTTACTGATCGTGTAGAAGCTCAATCAGAGCTTGATAAGTTGCAAGCTGAACTTAATAAAGATGCATATGGCTACAATAAGTCTGCAGCAGACAAGCGCGAAAATACATGGACTGTTAATTCACCTGCAGGTCCGCTTGTTGTAGTGCTTGAAAAAATTGAGTCGGCACGTATTGTAGATATGGATGCGCACTATAGTATCGCTGATATTATTGATGACAAGACATCTGAAAAGATGCTGCAGCGCAAGATTGCAGAACGTAAGGCTCTTCTAGCTTTGGAGAATGCTAGTGTCCAAAGCTGATTTTCGAGTAGAAGAGTTTAAGAACCATATTGGCCAAACTCTCAAACCAGGCGATCCTATCATCTTTGCTGGCTCATGTTGGGGCAGCACTACAATTCGCCGCGGCACTTTTGAGGGCGTATATTATGGCCGTGAATATTGGGACAAGAGCAAAGGCCTCAAGGTAGTTGCTATTAGGGTAACTTACCCAACCACCAAGAGTGTATGGAACGATGGCGCCGGTTATAAATTTAGTCTAGGCCATGATAATAAGTTATCAGACGTTCCTTGCATCCGTACTTCGCGACTTCCTTTGAAGCGCGCATATAGAATTGATACGACTTTGGCAGAAGCACATTCTGCCTAAATAAATTAGGATGCCTACAGCAACAAAACGCCCATAGGGCATTTGCACTTGTAAAGCAAACCGTAAGCGCATCCTGGTACTAAATCGAGACTCCAGAGCATGGTTAGAATATGCGGACGTCTCTAAAACGTTTGATGCGGGGGCAGTTCCCGCTGGGGTCGCCATTAACATAGGAGAGCTAACATGGAAATCGTTCGTACGTAGCGCTATTATCCTCCCTAAAGATTCTTCTTGAATCATAAAGTAACTTATACTATATTCAAGGAGAATTAAACATGTCAGTAGAACTAAAGATTAAATCCAAGCACCTCGGATTAGAAGCAGGTGTTATTCGTTTCGAAGAGCATAAGATCAAGAAGCAAATTCGTTGGAAGTCTAAAACCCAACAGCCCATTGATCACGAAATTTATCAACTAAACAATTTAAAGAACCATCGTAGATGGGATGTGCGTAACGAAAATCGAGCAACATTTCTCGCTCGTGCGTACATTGCAGGTATTCCATATAAGGCTCTGGAAGCCAAGCGCAAGCCAGAGAATGAGAGTAGATTTAAGAATAATGTCCTACCCAGAGTAGCCGCAATGGTCTCTAAGTACGACAAAAAACATTACAAGTATACTTCAACCAAAGAAGCACGTGATGCTCACCGCAAGGTGGTTCAAAAAGTAATTGAACGTTGGGTTGAAGAGTAAGTTATAGGATCAGTTCAGCAACATAAAAGCTAGTACAAGCAGGTAGCACGGAGTCGAGACCCGTATTCTAACTTAGTTAGAATTGGTGTAATGGTAGCACACCCGCATAAAGCAAAAAGTTGATCCTGAAAGAAAATGGTATTGGTTCAGCAAAACAACCGCAAGGTAGCTCATTGGTAGAGCATCTGTCTATAAAACAGAAAGTAGTTGGTTCAAATCCGACCCAATCTCGAAAGAGATGCAAAAAACAATACCGATAAAATTTTTAGAGTAGATACAGCATATCATTGGCCAATTCGGCCGATTTAAAAAGAAGGCCTTCGGGCCACCTCAAAAAGGCGAAAGCCAAGGTGATCTTTCAAAGTGGTATCACCTGAGAAAAACTTACCATGGAGAGCATACTACTCTGGCTGATTCTATGAATGGATACAGCAATACAAAATCCCTCACTGGAACGGGGCTGGCATGAGAGCCACCCCGCCATTCTGTAACATAATGAAAGGAAGTTACTATGTCTACTTTTGCAAACGCAGTAAAGAACCAGGAAGCTCGTACCGCAAATGGTATGAAGGCTCGTAAGAATTCATCACTTGCTACTGTCGACTTGTTCAACAAGATCGGCGCATCTCGTGGCAAGAACATTATCCCAGACTTCGTAGCGGCATATGCCCAGAATAAGGATCACGCATTGCGTATCGCTTTGTGGGCTCGTGACGTACGTGAAGGTGCTGGTGAGCGTAAGCTTTACCGCGATATCCTTGGCTGGCTAGAGAAGAACGATAAGGATGCCGCAATGGCATTGGCTCGTCGTACTCCAGAACTTGGTCGTTTCGACGACCTGTTGAACTTTACGGAACCTGATGTGAAGCAGTTCGCATTCAGCTTGATCCGTGAAGCTATCAATGCTGGTAACGGTCTCGCTGCTAAGTGGATGCCTCGTAAGGGCGAAGTGGCTGTTGAGTTGCGTAAGTTCCTTGATATGACGCCAAAGCAGTATCGTAAGACGCTTGTTCGTCTAACGAAGGTTGTTGAGACTCAGATGTGTGCTCGTGAATGGGATGGTATCAACTTCTCTCACGTACCTTCTGTGGCCGCTGCTCGTTATCGTAAGGCGTTCTATAAGCATACTCCAAAGTTTGCTGAGTACGTTGAAGAGCTGAAGAAGGCTCCTGAGGACCGTAAGGAAGAGTTCAAGGACGTTAAGGTAAACGCTAAGGCGGTCTTCCCTTATGACGTATTGAAGTCTCGTATTTCTCGTTACCACTCATATGGTATCCAGAATAACTTGGCTGAGACGGAATTGAGCTTCATTGAAGCTCAGTGGAACGCATTGCCAAACTACATGGGCGATGCAAACGTTCTTCCTCTGGTTGACGTTTCAGGTTCTATGGTGTCGCAGGTATCTCCAGGTCTGACTGCGCTTGACGTAGCAGTATCGCTTGGTCTTTACTGCGCAGATAAGAACACTGGTAAGTTCAAGGACGTGTTCTTGACCTTCTCTGGTCATCCTGAGTTGTTGATGCTTCAGGGCAATATCAACCAGAAGATCGATCAGATGATCCGCTCTAAGTGGGAAATGAACACTAACCTGCATGCAGCATTCGACCTTGTGTTGAAGGTTGCAAAGATGAACAAGGTTCCTCAGTCAGAAATGCCAGAGGCTATCTTGATTCTATCTGACATGCAGTTCGACCAGTGTGTTCGTTACGACGACAGCGCAATCGAGATGATCGAGCGCAAGTACAACGAGGCTGGCTACGCTATGCCTAAGGTTGTATTCTGGTGCTTGAATGCATATGCAAACGCTGCTGTTAAGTTCGATACCAAGGGTACTGCTCTTGTATCAGGCTTCTCACCAGCAATTGCTAAGAGCGTTCTGGCAAACGATCTGGAAGACTTCACTCCAGAGAACGTAATGTTGAAGACGATTCTCAAGGATCGCTACAACTACTAAGGAATTGAGGTCAGCACTATCTGTGCTTTGATAAAAGAGGGATATAGAATCCCCTGCCTCTCCAATGTATAGTAATGAGTCAATCGTGTCTAGATGAAGGATACTTGTCTAGCACTAGTACGCAGGGATGGCCATCCTCAGCGGAAACGGTGTGGAATATGTCGCAATGCCTTCACGAGAGAGTAGCGCTTAAATCTCTCAAGCTCATAACTATAAAGAGAACCCCTGCCATGGTTTTTCATGGTTGGGGTTCTCGCTTATCTAAAGGAGATTATTATGTTACTTTATCATGGTACTTCTAATTCAAATGCTTCTCTAATTGAAGTTACGGGTCTAAAGCCTCGCCGTAAACTTAAAACACGTGGTAATTGGACAAGCACCTACCATACACCTTCCCATCAAGATTTCGTTTATCTAGCTACTCAAGAATCATCAGCTGCTTTTCATGCTATTAGAACAGCTCTTGTCAAAGGAGAGACTGAAGCTACTATTATCAAAGTAGAAGTACCTGAGGAGAATCTTTATCCTGACGAAAATGCTTTGTGCGCAGAAGAATCGTATGTCAAGACAATTGATGATATGAGAAAAGGAAAGCGGCGCATCAAGAAATCAAAAGATAAGCTTAAATCATCTCTTGAGAACTGGCAAATTTGTACTCATCTGGGTGCTATTCCTGCTAACGCTATTGTCGAGAAGAAGAAATTCGATATCCATAATAATGAGTACTGGCCTATCTATCGCGGTTGCCAGACTGCACAAGATTTTGACAAGCGATTGAACATGTTTATCTATGCCCAGCAGTGGCGTTTGATTACTTGGAACAGTCATGAAGAGTTTAAAGCTCTTTTATCGCAAATAAAAGTTGAAGGTGATTTCATGCACTTTCCGAACGGCAAGGTCGTAGGATACCTTTTTGAAGCGCGCAACTAATACTGGCCATCAGGCTTAATAGCCGCTATGATTAGGTATTGAAGAGGAGATGATATGTCCAAGTTATACATGCAATGTGTTCTAATGCAGCCATATGAATATGGCCGTCAATTTACGATCGGGTGGGTTGAGGAAGAGACAGCACGTCGTTCTCTCAAAGAAAACATCAAAGTGACTTTGAAGGGCGAAGATGGTTGGTGGACTATTCGAGAGGTAGCAGAACCCGCTCGGTCGATCAAAGAGATTGAAGAAGTCAATGCCAAGTCTCGTCGTTCGTTTAATTCTATTAGTGACAAGGTGTCAACAAGCTAATGCAGCGCGCTGGTAAAAAGAAACCTATGACAATTCGCGACGATTCGGACCAGCTGTCCAAGATGTCGCTTATCCGTTTTCTTAACGAAGCAATCAAGGAGCTGAACTCTGTTGGCGATGAAGATGCAGCTCTTCGTTTCGAGAACTTCCGTGACTATATGCTCAACGATTTCAAAGGTTGTTACTTACATTACAATCATAGAATTTTAGGGATTTAATGGGAATTAAAGGGCAAAGAGGCGGCAGTAAACCAGCGTCTATTGAAAAGCGATTTTGGTCAAAAGTCAAAGTTGTAGACAACAGTTGTTGGGAGTGGCAAGGATCAAAAGATAGAGATGGATATGGTCAAGCATTTCATGATCAAAAATTTATTGCTGCACACCGATTGTCATGGTTAGTTCATAAAGGCAATCTGCCTAATTTATTTGTATGCCATAAATGCGATAATCCTTCTTGTGTCAATCCGGATCATCTTTTTCTAGGTACTAATTCTGACAACATGTTAGATATGGTCAAGAAAGGAAGAGCACCTAACAGAAAAGGATCCAACCATGGCATGGCAAAATTAAATGAAGACAAAGTAAAAGAAATAAAAAGGTTACTATCTAACGGTAGTACAATGTATGCTGTAGCTAAAGCGTATAATGTAACATTTGGTACAATTCGAAATATTAAAATGATAAAACTTGGACACATGTGCAGGTTTAAAACAAAGTAAAGGAATAAAGTATGGAACTTATCGAGCAGTTCAAGAGTGGAATGAAGAAGTCTTGGCTTAATGGCCGATCTGTTGGAGCATATTCCAATATTAACGGGCTGTGGGCCGCAATTTCAACAACTGGCGAAGTAGATGTTTTTGACACCAAGAAGGAAGCTTCTAAGTGGCTCAAGAATCAATATCGCGCCCTTCCTGAAGATACGGTGCACTAATGCCTATCTCATCAAAGTCTGAAAATAGCAGCTCAGAAAATCTCCTTGAACAAATTAGAGAAGATAATCTCTTTCCAGTTATTCTCCGCAATAGAGAAGATGGCGTAATTGTTCTCGTCAGTACTTACGATTGGGAAGACCGTGAATATAAGGGTGTAATTATTGGTGAATATCCTGATGAAAATAACTTCACAATTGGTGAAAACTATTCTATCTGGGACACTGAAAAAAACATTTATGAGATTTACACCTCTCCAATAACGTTGCAGTATGAACATGAGTAATATTATTGAAATTGTTCTTTACTTAATCTTCTTGCATTGGGTGGCTGACTTTGTGATTCAAACACATTGGCAGGCATCCAATAAGAGCAAGAATTGGGTAGCACTTTCTTCCCACGTTCTAACTTATACGATAGCTATCTGCGTTGGCCTGACACTCTATATGGAAAATAGAGTTGGCTTGGAGTTTCGTGAGTTTTGGCCATTCTTGGCTACATGGACTCTTGTAAATGGAGCACTACATTTTGTAACAGATGCTATTACTTCACGTATAAATACATATCTATGGAATAAAGGAAGTGTTCACAACTTCTTTGTATCAGTAGGGTTTGATCAAGTACTTCATTACTTTGCGTTAATTGGTACTTTCTTTTTCCTGCTTGGTGTATAATAATTGCTGAGTTGGTATATTGGCTGTTGCCTTAGCCTTCCAAGCTAAAGAAATGGGTTCGATTCCCATACTCAGCTCCAAATTATAGGTTTGTTATGAAAAACGTCTTGAATATTAATGAATATCCAGAAGAAGTATGGAAGCTTCTTGTAGATGACTATGAAGTTATTGAACAAGAGCACCGTAGAGGCTCTAACTTCTATACCAATGCTGTTATTCATATTGATGAAGACTTGGTGAATGAGTTTCCTATTCTTGCCCCTTATCCTGAATTGATTGGTAGTTTCCTTACAAACACTTTCATCTGGGATTCTGACTATGGTAATGATTGGAATGATATTGATACTCTCACACGTGCTGAAGAGCGTAGGATTGAGAGGGTTATAACTGAAACAAAATGGATACCTGTTGAATGAAACCACTTGCTAATTATGTTGTATTAGATGTAGGCCTACCAAATAAAACTGGCCTTTTAATTCCTGATGCAGTAAAGAATATTCGAAATGACCATACTGCTATTGTTAAGGCAATTGGTCCTGATGTAACTTGCGTAAAGATTGGTGATGAAGTATTGTTTCGTCCTGGCTCTATGCTAGCGCATCGAAATGAGACAAATGTGATCGTAGAAGATAAACACATTCTAGCGGTTCTATAAATGTCAAATGGCGTAATGTTAATCCTTAGAGGTATTCAGAATCTACTTCATGAAGCTCCTGCGATTGAATACGCTAAACAAATGGGATACACTCCAGAGGTACTAGACGCGTCTGGTGAAACTGGAATGTATTCTGCCCAAACTAACCTTGCACTAAAAAGAATCAGAGATGGAAATGGCGATATTACTGCTCTGTATGGCTTTAGTGGCGGTGGGTATAACGCTTTACATATTTGGGATCGTCTAGAAGAAGACGAAAAGAAACAAATTAAAAAGATTGTCGTTATTGGTTCACCTGGAGTAAAATATGCTTCATTTGCTGGTATAGAAGATATTATTATCTATAATAATCCAGATGTTGCCCATATGAATCAAACTGATGATTTCCTAAAAAATATGGTGTAACATGCCATTACAAGATGATAATGTTCTAGCGATATTGATTTGTCTTGCGCTTATTCCATTAATTATACTAGCGCTTAAAAAGAAATAGGCCTATAGCATAAAGGTTAATGCCACCAGCTCATAACTGGTTTTTATCTCAGTTCAATTCTGAGTGGGCCTACCATTCCTAACCTATTGATCTACATGCTAAGTCCATGCTTGATCTACCTGTGAGAACATGCTATATTAAGTAATATGATGAACATGGAGAGCAAAGCTATGGAATTTCTGCACAAGGAAGAAGCAGTAATTGGCGTTTATTATATGCAAAAGCATACGCTTGATCCTCGTGGCGGTATTCAGTTTATGGATTGCGAAGGTGACATTCAGGTTTGGGTTACTGATTGTACTTCTATGAACGAACTTTATAACGGTGTAATTAAATTAATTATGGAAAAGCATAATCAAACTTACGATAATGCTGTTGAAATTTTTAATGAAATTACTATGGATTGGGCATTTTGTGGTTGCCCTGTAGATGAGTTTGACGATAAGCGTACGCCTGAAGACTATACTGAAAAGCTGACTAAGGCTGAATATATTGCTCGTTTTTATGACGATCTTGAAATGTATGTTGAGGATTACCTCTAAGGATATAATATGCGCATTGGTTTTATGAGCGATTTGCATTTGGAGTTTAGAAATAAGCATCCAAAGCTTTATCAAGACAATCCTGAAAACTATGGCGATGTTCTTATTCTAGCTGGCGATACTGTGCTGGCTAGATATCTGCCTGATTATATGACAGATGCTAACGCTCGTTCTTTCAAGAAGCTTTTGAACCTCCTGGAAGAAAAGCTGTTCAGTAAGTATACGCATGTGTTTATGGTTGCAGGCAATCACGAACATTATAATGGTATCTTTTCACGTACCGTTCCTGAGATGAAGAAGTATTTCGAAGGCCCTGGTAAGAACGTCAAGGTTTTTGATAACGACTTTGTCGATATTGGTGATGTTCGATTTGTAGGTTCTACTCTGTGGGCAGATTTCCATAAGGGTAATCCTGTAAGTATGGATAACTGTCGCCATGGTATGAACGATTTCCGTCTTATCTATCGTCAGAATCCTCTCGAATTGACTTATGTCGATCGAATGGATCCTTTTGCTGGTGCTATCACTCCTGATTTTATTCTGTCTGAGCATACTATTGCAAAGCAGTATATTAACGAAGTGATCAAGACTGATAAGGACGTTTTCGTTTTTACGCATCACGCTCCTACTTACCATGGTTCAGGTCGTGATCGCTATGGTACTGAGTTGGAAGGTGCTTATTGTTCGGATCTTTCTGAGATGATTCTCGATAATCCAAACATTAAGTACTGGATTCACGGCCATACGCATATTAACACAGACTATATGGTTGGTGATTGTCACGTAATCTCTAACCAGTGTGGTTATGCTAGTATGTTTGCTGGTGATCAACCTTGGGAAACGTTTGTAGGACCGCGACATGTCGAACTTTAATGAAAAAGAAGGGTATATGTGTCTCACTGATTATGAGTGGCATCTCGAGTCCTGGCCGCGGGATGAACTTGGTGCGATCGTATACCCTTCAGTAAAGGCACTTGAAGCGGCTCGCTCTTGTGTGCGAGACGAATGTGGTATTGTTAAGGTAAAGATTCAACTTGTAGAAGTTATTAAAGATGAAGATTTCTGAATCAGAGCTGCTCACTATTCTAACTGATAGTGCTCATCAAGTTGAAAGAGCAAAACCAGTTGAACCTAATTGGGTTGGTCCTGATCCAGAATGGTTTGAAATGTTTATTGAAACTGTACTGCTTCAGTTAGAGGCAAGAGAGGAATAAGATGAAATCTCCATACGGTAAGATCGCTTTCGTTTTGATTGGTTCGTTTTTGATGGCCATTATTCTTATGGCATCAGTAATTGCAACAGCTCCAGCTGGTACATAATGAAACAAGATCTTAATAAGCTTCGTGAAAAGTATCCCAAAGTCTTTCCTCATGCTATTTCTCTTGATGAAGAAAAAGGCACCAACTTTAAGTGGTGGGGCTTTGAATGTGGCCCTGGCTGGTACGAGATTCTCGATTCAGCTGGTCTAGCTATTACTGCTCTTATCAAGCAAGCTGAGAACGACAAGAAAAAGCTTAAGTTCGAGACTCTGCAGATCAAAGAAAAGTTTGGCGATCTTCGCTGGTATTATCGTTGCTCTGATAAAAGAGTAGATGGTATTATCTTAATGGCAGAAGTTATGTCAAGTAAGACTTGTGAAAAATGTGGCAAGCCTGGTGCTATAGATACTGAAGCTACTTGGTATGCAGTACTTTGCAAACGTTGTAGGAATAAGAAATGACAATCTGGTTTATCAGTGACCCGCATTTTGGTCACGAAAATATCATCAAGTTCACTGGGCTAGATGGCAATAAGATTCGCCCAGGCTTCAATGATATTGATCACATGAATACTACTATCATCCAGCATTGGAATAGTATGATCTCACCTTCCGATAAGGTGTACTGCATGGGCGACTTTGGTAACCCAGATATTGCAGCGCAGCTTAATGGTAAGAAGCGTCTGATTCTAGGTAACCATGACGTTAAGTGGGATAAGCTGCATAAGTACTTTCAGAAGATCAGTCTAATTCGCTGGTTCAATGAAGATGGTGTTAACTTTGTAGTATCGCATTGTCCGCTTCGTTTTGATGCAGATTCTCTACCGCATCGTCAGGTACATTTTAATGTACATGGCCATATTCATGAGAAGCTTGTTAAGACTGAGCATGGCACTGATGATCTACGTTATGTGAATCTGTGTGTTGAACATACTGATTGGAAGCCGGTCAATATGGATCAACTAGTTAAGATGATGAAAGATCGTATGGAAGACCCGGCTTATAAAGCTCCAATCTATGGAAAGGTTTTGTAATGAAAGAGCAATACGCGACTGTCTTTAATAAATTGCTTGAAAATGAATTTGCTGATGCAACAGGTACTGACCTTGTTGATATTGGTATGAGCTTTACTATCCTTGGTCTAGATAATCATGTTAAGGACGAAGGATATACCAAGGCCATTCAGGAAGCTAAGGTTGTTGCAGATGCTATGCGCTTGCTGGCGCAGGGGCTTGTACAAATGAAAGTAATGGAGGAGATGCTTGGACGAGAACGATTCCGAGAGCTTATCGAATCACATAAAGATGAAATCGAAGCGCGCTTTGAGGCGCTGCAGCGCCTTCGCGCTCATTGCGAAAAGCGAAATACCAGCGGGTAAAAAGCCGCATTAAGAATACATGGGGCAAGTACTGGGCAGCTAACAATGAGTTTATTGAACAAGCTACCCAGCGCCATGTAGATAATGCTGCTAAGTGTTCATGCTGGATGTGTGGACATAAGCGTAAAATCGAAGGAGCACCAATTCGTGAAAAACGAAAGCTCCAAGAAAAGATTAAGGACCAGCTAGATGAGTAAAGTAGTAATAGCTGGTTCTCGTGATTTCTTTGACGAAGAGATTGTGTTCAATGGTATTGAGCGCGCTCTTCGTCTTTTTCGTACGTACCCTACAGAAGTATTTTCTGGTAAAGCTAAAGGTGTTGATAGGCTAGGAGAGCTTTGGGCTTATAAGAATAACGTTCCTATCAAGCCATTTCCTGCTGCTTGGAAGACACATGGGGCAGCTGCCGGTCCTATCCGCAATGCGCAAATGGCTTTCTTTTGTGATTATGGTATTGTTTTTGTAAATGAAGATTCACCAAATGGCTCTCCTGGTTCAAGAGGAATGGCCAAATTGCTAGCACAACACAAGAAGAAAAACATTGTGTTCTATATAAAGGACCAGAAAGTACGTGCAGTCTATCTGAATGGTGCCTATATTGATAGCAATGATGTTGTAGTTGACACTATATTTTTCTCATAGGAGATAATCATGGGTTGGGGTTCAGGCTCTTCCATCGCTGAAGAAATTATTAACAAGGTAACCAAGAGTAAGAAGTTTACTGACGATCAGTGTGAGTTTATTGCTGCTACTCTGATCAATGCATTTGAAGATGCTGATTGTGATACTCTAGACGAAGTGCGTAATAAGATCTTTCAAAAAGTATGGCAGCAAATGAATGGTGCTGAGCAGTGAGTGAAGATAATCATGAAGAGTTAGAATGGGCAAAGAACTGCAAGTATGCAGTTATTGCTGTTAACTCCAGGGGTAAAATTCTTCATACTATTTTTCAGGATCATAAGCCTACCGAGAAAGATTTTCTTCATTATGAAGAAGAGCTCTCTACAGATGAAGAGCTAGGTATGGTTCATGAAGACGATTGGCATCTTATTGAAGCTAATGAGCCCACTTTAGCATTGTTAAAACAAAAGCTGTTTGAAGTTGAAAATGAAAAGTGATATTGTAGCTAAGTTGAGAAATAGAGCTCATATTCTGGGCCTAGATGGTTTTTATACCGAAGCCTGGATGAATGAAGAAGCGGCTGAAACTATCGAATTCCTTCGCCAGGAAAACCAACGTCTTGAAGAATTAGTTGAAAAAGTCTCTAACGTAAGAATGATGAAACATGAGAGAAAATCTGCAGAACGAGATTAATGAACAGCTTGCTATAGCACGTAAGCGTTTGCCTCATATGAGCATGACTGAAGTGATTGATTATGTAATTGACGAAGCTTATAAGCCTTATGAGAAAGGCAATATGGGCCGCCGCAATGTCGATGTTCATCGCAAGACATCTGATCGCGATCTCTTGAAAGCATTGAAGCGTTATAATAAAGCGACAGAACCTAAGCCTATTCCTTTCATTACAAATGGAAAGATTATGCTAACGAAAAATGAGATTGAAGCACTCTCTCAGTTTGTGCTTGAACGTCCTCATGAAGGTCCTTATACTCTTACTATCAGCAATAAGAGCGGAATTGGCCAAGCTACAATTGTAGAAAGCTTGGCTGAAGAAACCAAAGATATTACTGACTACGATAAGTGGTAAGCTAAATAAATTATGTAAGAGCCAGGGGAGTCCTGGTTCTCAAAGTCAATAGGAGTTATTGACATGTATGACTATCTCGTCTTTATTGGGCGATTCGCGCCCTACCATTCAGGCCACCATGCTGTGGTTTCTGAAGCTCTCAAAAGAACAAAGCATTTGATTATAGTGCTTGGCTCCGCAGGCCAACCTCGTTCTTTTAGAAATCCCCTCTTTACACACGAGCGCCGTGAAATTATACTTTCTACTCTTTTGGCAGAAGGTGTTGATACCGAGCGTGTCACGTTTGTAGAGGCTATTGATTATCCCTATAATGATGAAAAGTGGATTACCCAGATTCAATCTCTGGTTAATAGCGTTGTCTTTCGTAAGTGGCAAGCCGGCCCTGTAAAGGTTGGTCTTGTTGGATTTGCAAAGGACCATTCTTCTTACTACCTCAAGATGTTTCCTCAGTGGGATTCAGTTAACGTAGAAACGAAAAATAAGTGCAACGCTACTGACTATCGTAATCGCTTCTTCCGTAAGTTTACTCCTGATGAATTGGTTGATCACTTCTATATCAATCCAGTTCATAAGCAGAACGTTCTTTACTACTGCCAAAAGGCTGGTAAAGAAGGAATCTTCGAAGAAGCAGAGTATATCCACAATTACAAAATGTCATGGCAAGGCTCTCCTTTTCCTCCCACGTTTGTTTGCGTAGATGCTCTTGTTACACAATCAGGACATATTCTGGTTGTTGAGCGAGGACATTCTCCCGGCAAAGGCCAGCTAGCTCTTCCTGGCGGTTTCGTTAATCAGAACGAACGACTGAAAGATGCTGCTGTACGTGAGCTATATGAAGAAACTGGACTTAAGGTTCCCAAGCCTGTTCTATATGGATCAATTTCAGACTCTAAGGTGTTTGATGATCCACATCGCTCACAGCGCGGAAGAACTATTACACAGTGTTTCCACTTCCAGCTTGCTGATCAAGAAAAGCTACCCAAAGTAAAGGGTGGTGATGATGCTGCTCATGCTTTCTGGATGCCTTTTGCTGATTATGTAAAGGGTCGTGAGAAATTCTTTGAAGATCATTTCGCCATGATCGAAACAATGCTGGGATTCTAAGGAGAACTACAATGTCTAATATTATTCTAAACACCGACTCTTACAAGATGTCGCACTTCTTGCAGTACCCTCCGCAGACTGCATTTGTGAATAGCTATATTGCTTCCCGCGGAGTAACTGATGTAACGATTGCAGGTAAGAATCCAGAGATCGTTAATCTGGGTCTGCAGATGTTCATTATGGAGTATCTGCAGAAACCTATTACAATTGATGATATTGAAGAGGCTCGTTATATTGCTCAGCTTCATGGCGTACCTTTTAATGAAGAAGGATGGATGAAGGTTCTGAAAAAGCATTCTGGTTTTCTTCCTATCGAGATTGAAGGTCTGCCTGAAGGTACTCCTGTACCTGTTGGAACTACTCAGTATCAGGTTCGTAATACTGATCCTGAACTTCCTTGGGTAACGAGCTATATTGAGACTGCATTGCTTCGCGCAATTTGGTATCCTTCTACTGTTGCTACTATCTCACGAGAGATTAAGAAGGACATCAAGTACTGGCTCGATAAGACTGCAATGGATACAGCTTCTGTTCTTCCGTTCCGTCTGCATGACTTCGGAGCTCGTGGTGTTAGCTCCAAAGAAGGTGCTGGTATTGGTGGTCTAGCTCATATTGTTAACTTTAGCGGTACTGATACTATCGAAGCCCTGCAGTATGCATTCCATTACTACTATGCACATGGCATGCCTGCATTCTCTATTCCAGCTGCTGAACACAGCACTATTACAAGCTGGGGTAAGGAAAACGAGGCTGAAGCATATCGCAATATGCTAAAGCAGTTTGGTAAACCTGGTGCTCTAGTAGCTGTTGTATCTGACTCTTATGACATCTATAATGCTTGTGAAAAGATTTGGGGTGAGACTCTACATGATGAAGTACTTCGTACTGGCGCTACAGTTGTTGTTCGACCTGACTCTGGTTACCCTGTTACCGTTGTCAATAGGGTACTCGATATCCTGGGTGATAAGTTCGGTTATGTAGAGAATCAGAAGGGCTATAAGGTACTTAACTCTGCTGTTCGCGTTATTCAGGGTGATGGTGTAGACAAGCAATCTATTACTGGTATCCTAATGACAATGGCAGAGAACGGTTGGTCTGCTGAGAACGTTGCATTTGGTATGGGTGGTGCTCTTCTGCAGAAGGTAAATCGCGATACATTCAAGTATGCCATGAAGGCTTCTGCTATCAAGAAGCAGAATGATATTTACTGGTCCGATGTATACAAGCAACCAGTAACTGATTCTATGAAGGTATCAAAGCGCGGTATTCAAACGGACGAAAGGTTCTTGACTTTCTATGAGAATGGTAATACAATGAATATTATTAGCTTTGATCAAGTTCGAGCGAATGCAGAAGTCAAATAAGGCCCATCAAACACATCCAGCAGCAGTACTGTGCGGTAAGTGGTATTGTATCAACTGTGGTTTGATGAGACTTAACAACGAAGCAACAAGGAAAGCCTGGGAGAAAAACTGCCCAGGCTCTCCTGCTGATCAACCAGCAGATGTGAAAGTGATTAGAAAATGAAAGTACATTTTGGTAGATATCGCGAACATTGGATCTCTCCCTATAAGCTTCTTGAGAAGATTGTCTTTTGGAAGGATTGGGAGAAGTATCACGCTGAACATGAAGATGATGTCTGGTGGGTTGAAAAAGCAACTGATATTCTAGGCCCGCTTTGTCGCGGCTATAATAGCGTAATGGGTACTCTATTTCCTCGCAAGATCAAGGTTCGTATTGACCCCTGGGATACCTGGGGCATGTATAATGATCTAGCACTAATCATCCTGCCTATGCTTATTCAGCTTCAGAAGACTAAGCATGGTGCACCTTATGTTGATGATGCAGACGTGCCAGATGATCTTAAGAGTACAGCTGCTCCACCCAAAGAGAACGAATGGGATACAGACGATAATCATTTTAAGCGCTGGGATTGGATTCTCGCTGAAATGATCTGGGCGTTTGATTCTATTGTCAATGAGGATAAGTATGAAGATACTTTCTGGATCCAGCGCGGTGAAGGAATGCATAGCGAGAAGCGTGAAGACGGAAATTATGAAATTAAGTGGGGGATTGAACCCAAGCTAGATCGCGAAAAGCGTGATGCGCATTATGCTCGTCAGGAAAATGGCCTCAAGCTATTTGGTAAGTATTACAGAGGACTATGGGACTAATGAATATTGAACTAATTACTCGTGACAATTGTGAGTTCTGTGCCAAGGCAAAAGAATTCTTGGCCATTGAGCAGATTGCATACTATGAATACAATCTGACAAAAGGCGATATTACTCGCGATGAGGTATATGCCAAGCTAGGAAAGTCTACAGATGAAAAAGTTACTCTTCCTGTTGTTTTTATTGATACTGAGTATATTGGCGGCTATGTGGAGTTGGCTGAGTATTTTGCCGGGCTTGCTATAGAGCGTCAAGCACTAACAGAAGCACTTAAGAATGGAGTTTTACATCTTGAGTTCATTAAAGCTGATGGTTCTCTTCGTAAGATGAACGCCACCCTAAATAAACATAAGATCTTTAATGACGATACGTTCTCTTCTTTCCGTGAGGAAGATGAGAATAAAGGTTCACCACACAAGCTGTCTGTTTATGATATCGACAAAAGTGCTTGGCGTTCTTTTCGTTTTGATAGACTTAAGTCATGGAAACAGGTGGAATTGTCATGAGTACAGGTATTACATTTGGCGCATGGGATCTTCTTCATGCTGGCCATCATCATTTTCTCCGCTCATGTGCAATGGAATGCGATGAATTCATCGTAGGCCTCCATATCGACCCTTCAATTGAACGACCTGATATTAAAGAAAAACCCGTGCAAGGTGTAATGGAAAGATACTGGCAGCTGCAGAATCTAGATTTTATTGCTGCAATTATTCCATATGAAACAGAGAAAGATCTTGCAAATATTCTTGCAATGACTCAGCCTTTAGACTATTATTTCCTTGGTACAGATTATGCTCAAATTAAACTCCCTGAGCGTATTTATAATATACTTGATCACTTTGACATTGAGATCAAGTATATCCATCGTTTGCATGATTTTTCCTCAACCGATCTTAGAAAGAGAATTAGAGCTAAGAAATGATTAAACCAAAGATTGTAACTGAACATCCGATTGCATATGAAAGTCATGATCATCTCGTTCCTAAGGGAACCGTGAATGACAACACCAAGAACGAAGCTTATGTAAAGGAGCTCATCTCTCGCTTTGACGAGAATATGAAGTATATGGACCTGGGCTGTGCTGGTGGTGGCTTTGTAGCTCAGTTCCTAGAAAGAGGCGTATTTGCCGTAGGTGTAGAGGGTTCAGACCTTAACCAGAGAACCAAGAGAGCGGAATGGGCTGTGTGGCCTGATTATCTGTTTACTGCAGATATCACTAAGCCATTTCACTTCGTAGATGAGGACGATCGTCAGATTTTATTTGAAGCTCTCAGTGCATTTGACGTACTAGAGCATATTCATAAGCACGATCTTCCTAACCTAATCACCAATATCAATCGCAACCTGCGAATTGGTGGTGTGTTTGTAGCTTCTATTGCTACATTTGAAGATAAGGACTATCACGTAACACTGGAAGAAAAGCCCTGGTGGAATGAGCAATTTGAAGCTCTTGGCTTCCGTGAGACCTGGACACTTAAGCAGTTTGGTCGCTGGTCTTCTATTTGCGTTGTATATGAGAAGGTAAGTGATGTATAAAAGCAATCAGAAGAAAGCAATTGTAACTGGTATTTCTGGTTACATTGCTCCTATTCTCTGCAGAATGTTGAAAGAGCAGGGGTACTTTGTCATTGGATGTGACGTCACTGCAGTTGGTGGTCGACTGGGCGATGCTCATAAGAAGTATGTTGACATTGTCAAGTACGTAGACTTCTGCAGTGATGAGTTTATTAAACTAATTAGCAATTATAAAGATGCAACAGTATTTCATTTAGCAGCCAGTTCACTGCTGGGGCCTTCATTCTATAACCCTGAAGAATATTTCTTTAACAATACTGTCAAGACTTTTAAGCTGCTTGAATTCTTGAATCGTAATAGGTTCGGAAGATTCATTTTTGCTTCTACAGCAGCTGTATATTCTGAAAAGCAGATTAGAAAGTCTGTATGGAAGGGATTGTTTGGTCAAAATGATCTTGAACAGATGCAATACCCTGTCAAAGAGACTGATATCATCAACCCTCCCAACAACTATGGCCTATCCAAGTTGATGACAGAGCAGATGATTGATTCAATTACCAAAGCTCAAAATATCAACCATGAAGTATATGGCAAAACTAACTTGATGGAAGCTTTTTCATTCCGCTTCTTCAATGTCATCGGTGGATATGAAAATATGGGGCATCGTTTTGATACTCCTCACATTATGAGCCAGTTGATTGAGTCGTACCGTCTCTCTAATAGACCTTTCTATATCAATGGTGACAATTATAAAACTAAGGACGGTACTTGCGTAAGAGACTATGTACATGTAATGGATGTTTGCCGCGCAATGATTCATGTTGATCTGTGGGCAGATGATCAAAATTTTCGCGAGGCTCGACACCTGAAGTTTAATCTTGGAACAGGTAAAGGTCATACCAACAAAGAAGTTGTTGATACTTTCTGTAAAATTACAAGCCCGCATATCGATAAGAAACCCTTTGATGTAAAGATGCGTGGTCCTAGACCCGGCGATCCTCCTTATCTGGTTGCAGACCCTAAACTCTTCATTGACACTACAGGCTTCACCTATAAATATTCAGATAATCTTGAATCAATGATTGAAAGTGCATGGAGAGCATATAATGTTTGAAGAGAATGAAATCTCAGAAAAGTCAATGGGCGGTACAGAGCAATGCAAGCGCTCTATTGCTGCTAGAATCCCAGCAGAACTAAACGATAACTTCCAGGTCATTTGCTCACGTGTTCGTGAATTGCAGAATGATAAGATTCGCGTGTATTGGGTGCACGATCTTGCTACAGACCCAGAAACTAACCATCTCAAGGATGAAGCTTCAAGAGCTCGATTCCACAAAATTGTATTCTGTGGCAATTGGCAGTACAACCAGTACTTGCAGATTGGCGTCCCCCCAACCAATCAGGTAGCTGTAATTGATACGCCAATTGTCCCATTTGATATAAAGCCCAAGAAGTTTGATGATGGGAAGATCCGAATCATCTATACATCAACTCCCCAGCGCGGTCTTTCGATGCTGGTACCTGTGTTTACCAAGCTGACAGAGAAGTACGAGAATATTCATCTTGATGTATTCTCTTCATTTGGCATCTATGGGTGGCCAGAGGCTGACAAGCAGTTTGAAGAAATCTATGCAATTTGTCGTTCGCATCCCCAGATTACTTACCATGGTTTCCAGCCTAACGAAAAGGTTCGTGAAGCTCTGGAAAATGCGCATATCTTTGCATACCCATCAATTTGGCCAGAATGTAACTCTCGCTCTCTCATCGAAGCAATGAGCGCTGGTCTTCTTTGCTTGCATCCCAACTTTGCTGGTCTATCTGATACGTCTGGCAATCTAACTGCTATGTACCAGTGGGATGAAGACGGCAACAGACATATCAACCTATTCTATCAGCTTCTTGATCAGTCAATTAAGATTGTGCAGGAAGAGCAAACTCAGAATTATCTGGCATTCGTTAAGGCGTACGCCGATACTAGATATAGTATTGATAAAATTGCTGGCCAATGGCAGGACATGATGAGTGTATTGAACGCTCAGTATCCTACAGTTGAATCTCGAGCAATTCCTAAGTTTGAACCTACCTTTATGTATCGAGCAGGATAATGATCGTCACTAAGACACCTCTGAGAATTAGTTTCTTTGGAGGCGGGTCTGACATTCCACAATTCTATAACAAGAAACCTGGATTAGTCATTTCTACCTCTATTAACCGTTCTATCAAAATTGCTCTAAACCGATGTGAGACGGATCATGTCCGTCTCTCTTATTCAACGTTTGAGCAAGTGACCACAGCTGATAAGCTGAAGCACGATAGAGTACGTGAAGCTCTTCTTTCAAATGGCATTCAGTCCAATATTGAGATCACGTCGTTCTCAGACGTTCCTACTAAGGGAACTGGCCTGGGGTCATCTTCAACATTTACAGTTGGTCTTCTCAAGGCCATTCTTGAGCATAGAGCGTACACCTATAATAAGACCGATCTTGCCGAACTGGCATGCGAAATAGAGATTGATAAGCTAAATGAGCCAATTGGAAAACAAGATCAGTATGCTGCTGCTTTTGGCGGCTTTAATATCATTGAGTTTGATAGCTCTGGTGTAGAGATTCGTCCTCTCAATCTCGGCCGTGATAAGATTAGAGAGCTTGAGAAGAACTTATACTGCTACTCAACTGGCATTACTCGAGCTGCATCAGATGTGCTGAAGACACAAGTCAAATCGTTAGGCAAGAGCTCATCCACAACGTTTGAGAATACTTCCATCATGGTTGATATTGCCAAGCTAGCACATGTTCACCTGATGAAGGGGCGACTATCTGATTTTGGTGGCTTGCTTAATGAGACTTGGAATCTGAAGAAGAAGCTTTCGCCTGGCATGAGCAATGCTACGATTGATGAAATGTACAAGACAGCTATAATGAATGGTGCGTTGGGAGGCAAGCTGCTGGGGGCAGGAGGAGGCGGCTATATGCTGTTCTATGTTCCTGAGAGCAACGAATTCAAATTCCGTGATGCTATGCGTCACTACAAAGAGTTCTATTTCAGGTTCACTGAAGAGGGGTCACAGTCATGGGTAATATGACCGATTATCTTGACTTTTATACAACAAATATTATATCAGCTCTTTCTAGAGTAGATACGCAAAAGGTTGAAGAAGCCTGCGATTTAATTCGTAGTAACTTATATGCGCCTGTATTCGTATTTGGTAATGGTGGTTCTGCTGCCATTGCTGAACATTTCACAGTTGATTATAATAAAGGCATTTGGCAAGATACTAAAATCAATACTAGAGCGATAAGCTTAGTTTCAAATGTTTCTCTATTAACTGCATTAGCTAACGATACTAATTACGCATTTGTTTTCTCGAAACAAATCGATTCATATAATCCAAATGGTAATGGATTAGCTATTGCCATTTCATCTTCTGGCAATTCTCCTAATATATTAAACGGATTAGAAGCAGCTAAACGCAATAATATTAAGTCAATAGCTTTAGTTGGTTTTGATGGTGGTAACGTTAAAAGCAACAATTTAGCTGACGTTATTATACATGTAAAGAAGTATAATTATGGTATTGTTGAAGATACTCATATGGTTATACTTCATTCTATTATACAAAAACTTCGTTTAGAATATTCATTAGTTGGAGAACCTAAACTCTAACTCATTGATGTACAACAATAGTACCCGCTTGATCAGCCTTGCAGGATAGTCTATATTATAGATAATGAAGAGGAGACTATAGATGGCTAGAACTAAGCGAATTGATAAGTCTGAATTTGTTGTAATGGGTGATGAGCCTAATCTCAAAGGCAAGATTACCCGTATGCAGCTTTGTAATGCGCTTAACTGGTATAACCATTTCTATTCTGCTACAGTAACCAAGCCTCGTAATCCCGATTGTGTAGGCTGGATTATTGAGTATATGAAGTCCAAGAAGTATACGCCTGCACAAATCAAAGCGTTTTCGTCTCTTTCTGATAAAGAGATTCCGACTACTCTTTGTTCAATGGCACGTATGCTGAATCGTGGTGCTATTTTTGAGAACTCTCTTGATGAACGTATTCATCAGCTTCTCGAAAACCTTAAGTACAAGAAGCCTGAGGCTAAAGTTGTTAAGGTTGAAGTAAAGCGTCCTAACCCTATCGTTATTCTGTTTGACAGCATTCTCGATAAGTTCTATGATTCGAACTATCGCGTTATGCCTGATTTGACGAATGTCGAAATCTTTGGCAATAAGGAAGAGCATGCTTTTGCTAGCCAGCTCTATTCTGATTTGGCCGAAGAAGTAAAGGGTAAGGATCCTGAAGGCTATACTCATATTAGTGCTTTGGGTCTGAAGCGTTATCGTGAACTTCTCAATAACCTTAACGCTCTTCTGAATAAGAAGAAGGTTCGTACTAAGTCTGGCAAACCTCGCAAGGTTCGTACTCCCAAAAAGAAATCTGCACAGCAGCTTACTGCTCTGCTTAAGTATAAGCAGGCTGAGAAGATTGGTAAAGATACGTTTGAAAGCGTTGATCCTGCGAAGATTCTCGAATCTACTGTGGTTTGGGTTTACAACAGCAAGAAGCGTTTGTTGACTAAATACGTAAGCAATACTAGCCCGCTTACTGTTAAGCGCACCACGCTTGGTAACTTTGATCCCAAGCAATCTATGGCCAAGAAGATTCGTAAACCCGAAATTGTTATTGCACAAGTTGCAACTGAGGGTAAAGCTTCCGTAGCACGTCTGTTCAATAACATTAAAGCCAAGCCCCAGAAGGTTAAGGGCCGGATGAACGATGATTCTCTAATCGTCAGGACGTTTAAATGACCGATAACGTAATTAAGTTCCCAAAGACAAATAAAAGAATTCCGGAACTTCCTACAGTAGAAGATCTCAAGACTGATAAAGGTTTTAGTCCTACTGACGAGGCAGTTGATACGGCAACTGAAATAATTTCATCCGTAATGCTAGAACATATGTTAGCCCTGGGGTACATCCCCAGGGAGAATACTGGCAAAGAAATATGTTTTGTAATTGAATCAGTCCGTGCTCTAATGAAGAAATATTACGGACAAACACATCCATTCCATCCTCTAGCTGAGCTCTCATTTGAACCGCACGAATCAGGTGCGATGGAATTCATTGAGCCAGAATCTATCTCTACTACCACCAAAAGAAAACGACCCAAGAAGAAAACTTCCAATACGGATATTGTGACGACATGAGCAATTTTGAACATGTAGATGTGAAACAAGAATTAGTTGGCACTCGCATTTTGAGAACGGTTTATAATTGGCCTGAAAAGATCAAAGTAAGAAAAGCTGGGCAGACATACTTTACAGGTATCTCTGATCGCGATAACAACATTATTGATTTTGTAGTGGATAACGGGCGCGCTAGGTACTATATTATACATGGCCTGGAGGATGAGCTCTGGGTCTATGCCAAGAAATTTTATCATATAACCTATGAAGTGAAGTGACATGACAACAGTATTAGTTTATTCTGGCGTTGCAGCTTATTTGGCAATTGCTTTTCTAGTTGCAATGATGGCTCTTTTTGGTCTCAGCTTTAAGTATGCAGATGGCCCGCAGCCTAGCCCTCTTTATATTCCAACCACAGCAATTGCTATTGGCATGACTTGGCCGGTTTCTGTTCCTGTTCTTAAGCTTACCAATGCTGGCAGCAAGCTATGATCTTAGTTGATTTTAACCAGATTATGTATTCTAACTTGCTTGGATCTCTGGGCAAGCATACCAATACAGAGATTGAACTTCCGCTTCTGAGACACATGGTATTCAATGTGCTCAGAGCTAATAATGTGAAGTTCCGCGAACAGTATGGTCAGATGATTATTATCTCTGACTCTCGCAAGTACTGGCGCAAAGAATATTTCCCGTTCTATAAAGCTAATCGCAAGAAAGCTCGCGAGAAGTCTGAGATTGATTGGCCTGCACTATATAAGTGTATGGATGCTATCAAGTCTGACTTACAAGAGTGGTCTCCATATAAATACATTTGCGTTGAAGGGGCTGAAGCAGATGATATTATCGCTACTTTAGCTGGGGAATCTACATCACCTACTCTAATCTTATCTGGTGATAAGGATTTCGTTCAATTGCATAACCATAACGTTAAACAATACGATCCTGTGCATAAGAAATATTTGTCTACCAAAGACCCAAAGCAGACATTGCACGAACACATTCTCAAAGGAGATATGGGTGATGGAATTCCTAATATCGCTTCTCCAGACAATGTGTTTGTACTTGGGCAACGACAAAAGAAAGTAACTAAGAAGCTACAAGCGCTTCTTACAAACATTGCTAATGAACCTGCGAACTCTTACTATAGAAATTACGTGCGCAACAAGACACTAATCGACCTATCTATGATTCCTGATGACTTGAAAGAGAAAATCCGTAAGGAGTATCTCTCGCAGGTGGAGCGCGATCGTTCCAAGCTGATGACATATTTCATGCACAATAGAATGAAACAACATCTGGAAAATATTTCAGACTTTTAAGGAACATAAAATGGGAAGACTCTCAATTGCTGAGATTGTCGAAAAGACATCTGAATTAACAGATCGTCAGGCACAAATTGATTTTCTGCGTCAGCATGACAATAATACACTCCGTACTCTACTATCCTATATTCTTGACCCAAACGTAAAGTGGGCATTGCCTGCTGGAGCTCCTCCATATACTCCAACGCAGACATTTGAATCTCACGGTCAGCTCTATAATCAAGCACGCAAATTGTACTTGTTTATAGAGGGCGGAAATCCTAATATACATAAGATGAAGCGTGAATCGCTATTCATCCAGTTGCTGGAATCAATCGATCCAGATGATGCTCGTTTTATGGTTGCAGCAAAGGATAAGCAAATGCTTTATCCAATCGCAACAGACGTCATCAATGAAGCATTTGGTTTTAATTTCCCTGTTGCAGCTAATGTGGCTCCATCGCCTGGCGTAACAGTAATTGAAAAGCCAAAGAAAGTTACCAAGGCCAAAAAGGAAAAGGTAGCTAAAGTAGCAAAGAAGCCTAAGAAGGCTAAATCGGAGGTAGTACAGGTATAATACCATGAGCAAATCTTTTAAGAAGCAGCGTCAGTTTAACGAATATGATGATGAAGGCTATTTTGACAAGCGTCGCACCAAGGATTTTAAAAACCGTCGACGTGAGAAGCAAATGAAGAACGATCTACGCTCATTTAAGAATGTATCGACAAGAGATTTGCACAACTACCATGAAGAAGATTAATGCCAACATATAAATTCAAAGATAAGGTAACTGGTAAAGAGACTGAAGAGTTTATGTCTATCTCAGCTCTTGATCCTTATCTTGCAGATAATCCAAACCTGGAACAGCTGGTAAACGGCTTTCCAGGTATTGGCTATAACACCGTAACCACAAAACCCGCAGATGGTTTTCGTGACATTCTGCGATCAATCAAAAAGGCAAACTCAAAAGGGATTACGAAGAGTACAATAAACACATTTTAACTAAAAGAGGACCTATGACCGAGCCCAAATTAACTAAACAAGAAAGAAGAGCTCAACGTCGTCAAATGAAGGCTGAACGCCGTCAATTAAAGGCACAAGGACATCAACTACAGCCTGGCCTAGGAATGAATATTAAATCATTCCAACCTCTAACACAAACACAGAAGAGAGTGTTTGATTCATATTATAATGGAAAACATCTCTTCTTGCATGGTAGTGCCGGTACAGGCAAAACATTTCTATCGATGTTTTTGTCGCTTCAAGAAATTCTTGATTCTGACATCTATCAAAAGTTGATTATTGTACGATCAGCGCAACCCTCTAAGAACCAAGGTTTCCTTCCTGGTTCACTAAAAGAGAAGACAAAGGTATATGAGTCGCCCTATTACGCTATTTGCAGCGAACTATTTGGACGTGGGGATGCATACGATAAGCTCAAGTCTAGCGGTAAGATTGAGTTCTATTCTACATCCTACAACCGCGGAATTACTTTTAGCAACTGCATTATTCTTGTTGATGAGATTCAAAATCTAACTGCACCAGAGTGTGATACAATCATTACTCGTTGTGGTGAACATTGCAAGATTATATTTGCAGGTGATATTAGACAGACCGATTTGGTTCGCCAACATGAGATGTCTGGTATGAGCGACTTCCTCAAGATTCTAAAGCGCATTAATGACTTTGATGTACATGAATTTGGCGCTGATGATATTGTGAGATCTAGATTAGTAAAGAAGTATATTATGATGCGTAATGATCTGGAAGATCGCCGCGAGATTAAATCACTAGCAACTCTATAAGGAGATATATTATGTTGCCTGGAGCATGGACTGCGATTGCGCAGATGGGTGGATTGATTGTCCTTTTTGCCTTTATTGGCGCGCTAGGAGCGATCGCAATTTCAAAGAGTGACGATGTCGTTCGAACATCAGCTTTTTGAGCCAATTACAGACTTAGAAAGAGTAGATAGGCCAGAAGGTCGTATTTACAAGCGTGGTGATAAGGAATATAATTCTGTTACCACGCTTCTTTCTAGGTTTGGACAAGCTAAATTAGAAGCCTGGAAGAATGCTGTTGGAGCTGAAAAAGCTGCAGCAATATCTCGCCAGGCTGCTAATCGTGGTACAACAGTACATGGTTTGTGTGAAGATTACTTAATGAATCGAGAAATCGATCTCAAGAAGGTAATGCCTGTTTTTCTTGATGACTTTAACAAAGCCAAACGCATACTTGACCAGAAGGTTGGTAAAGTGTTTGGTGTAGAAATGAAACTATACTCTGATAAAATTCGCGCTGCCGGGACAACAGATTTGGCAGGTGAATGGGGCAAAACACCCTCAGTTATTGATTTTAAAAACACTAGAGGACAAATTAAACCAGATGTCCTTAAAAAGTATTTTATTCAGCTAACTGCATATCAAATTATGATTCAGGAACGTTATAATGTTTTCTTACCAAAATTGGTAATTGTTAACATTCAACCTGAAATGCCTGTACCGGTTATTATTGAGGCTAAAGCGGCCGATTATGTGGAGAAAACGATACAGATATTTGATGCAATCAACAAACAGTTGAGTGCCCAGCAGTTATAAGCTACAATAACAATTATAACTAGCAGAGGGTTTTCATGCAATTAAAAGTAATAGGGGAAAATCCTAATATCACTCACGCAGAAATGAAATATGCAGCAGAGTGGATGTCCAATCTGATTATGTCCCCTCAACTACGCAAATATCTTAAAGTAACAATTTCATTTAAGAAAGAAAAAGACGCACTAGGTACTACTGAAGTTCGTGATTATGACGATGAGAATTTTCGAATGCCTAGAAAGTTTCTAGTTCGAATTAATCCAAAAGAACGAAGAAATAGTGTACTTAAGATCCTGGCACACGAACTAGTACATGTAAAGCAATTTGCAAGAGGTGAGCTGAAAGATAATGGCCACCCTATGTACATGAAATGGAATAAAGAAGACGTTAATTCTGAGAAAACAGATTATTGGGACCTACCTTGGGAAATTGAAGCGTATGGTCGAGAGTATGGAATGTTTAGACGTTATAATGAGCACGTGAAAAATGATAAGATCAAATTTTAATGATGTGTACAAGAGCTTGTGGCTCGAATATGCTGAAATAGAAGCAAGAGAGAATAAGCGCGATATGATTATCTTCGCGCTTATTGTGATTATAGATTTTGCTTTCCTACTCTTTACAAAGAATTCTGGTCATGGTGTATTTTGGTTTATTGCTAACATAGCTGTATTTTACTGGCTTATGTGGGTTGCAATTAAAGATTACGTAAAAGCAAAAGAGGTGATTGAAAGCTATGAGCGCTGATTATAGAGACACAATTGGTTATCGCGATTTGATTGTTGCAATGAAAGCAACAATTCGAGCTAATCTCTTCAAGATTCTTAAAATGAGTGAGCTTGAACGCAAGAACTATTTTGAAGTTATTGTTGCTGGTACGACTGGTAATGCAGCATGGGCCGATAATTGGATTTCAGTTAACGTTTCTGATATTGCACAAGATGCAGCTAGAGCTCAAATTGTTAATGAAGTAAAAGCTCAAATAATTGAGTACTTTGTAACTCAGGTTAAGGCTCTTCTTGAAACGTATCTTACTATTAAATCCGAACCAGTAAAGTTTGAAGGTACCCTTCCTTCATTTGAAGGGCTAAACGATATTCGTTTAATGTATCCAGATGCAGTAAAGAGTGATAAGCGATATATGAGTGAAGCTAATTCTCCTCATGAAGCTTATGGGTTACATTTTCAACCTTATGGTTACAGCCCCAAAGCTAAAGCCTATGAATATAATAGCAAGCAACCTATAAATAATAGTGATTGGATTTCGCATTGTGCTCCTGCTTATTCAGTAGATACTAGTAGCCCCGATTGTTCTAGTTCTTCTGACGGTGGTTGTAGCTCTACTTAAGAAAGAAACAAATGGTCAAGTCTAAAGATTTGAAAAAGCTATCAGCTGATGTAAGAGAGTTTTTAAATAAAACGAGTGTTGAATCTCGCTTTGGAACAATGGCCACTTTAACATTAGAATTTCCTTCAATACAATCACTTCACGAATTTATGATTGATCTTTCCGCTGCTTTAACGCCATCAATGAAATATAGTAATGATGGCCCTCCATGGAAAGAATTACAAAACGGTATATATGAATTAACATTTGGTGGTATGAGAATAATGTTAATTCACCTAGACGGTTATAGGGCCTCCACGTACTGATAACCTGTTGAACTTCATGCTAACTTCCAGCTTGATGTTCGTTGGAAGTTAGCATATTATATGGTTGTGAGAGATGCACAACGTTGTTTTGTTATGAAAAGGAAATGTGAATATGGCTGCTACTGCTAAGAAGACTGCTAAGAACGTTAAGTCTGTTAAGAAGGCTTCTAACGTCGTTTCTATTAAGAAGGGTAAGATTAAGGTCGAAACGGAAAAGGTTAAGGCTGAGCCTGCTCGTCTTATCTCCCCTTGGGGTCGTAACTCCACCGAATTTAAGACTGATATGTCTGTAAAGGATATGTTGGTTGAATCTGGTCTTGATTGGACTGTTGAACGTTATCCTCTTCAGGTTAATGTCGATGGTGAAATGATTAATGTTGGCGAAGATGCTCTTCTTCGTTCTGACAATAACCATATTCTTTCGACTGCTTCCACTCAGTGGAACCATTTCGATAACGAAGTGGCTGTAGAGTTTATGGATAAGTTTGCTCGTTCTATTGGTAATCGAGTTAACTTCCTTGGCCAGGTTCGTGGTGGTCGATTGGTATTCGGCCTTTCGGAGCTTAAGGGCGAGAAGTTCGCTCTCTTTAAGGGTAAGGACGAAGTTTCGTCTTATCTGCTTCTTTCGAATCCTCATGTGTATGGTCAGAAGTTCGACGTTCGCTTTACTGCAATTCGCGATCGTTGTTACAATACTCTTACTCAGGGTCTTTCGCGAAACGGTGATCTCGAAGTTCGTATTTCGCATCGCAAGAAGTTTGATCCGGCTTTTGCCGAGCAGGCGCTTATTGCTGCTCGCGGTAATATGAAGAAGTATCAGGAGATGTCGGAGCTTCTCGCTTCGAAGCGTTTCTCCGAAGATACTCTGATTGAGTATTACCATACCGTTTTCCCGACTCTTTCGAATAAGAAGGGTCGCGATCCCAAGAAGCTTTCGCGTCCTGGTCAGATGGCTTTTGACGTACTGGAAACTCAGCCTGGTGCTGAGCTTGGTGAGGGTACTTGGTGGCAGGTTTATAACTCTGCTACTTATGCTCTTGACCATCTTGTGGGTCGTTCGCCTGATAATCGTCTTTACGCTTCTTGGTACGGTTTGAACCGTGCGAAGAAGAATCAGGCTCTGCGTATCGCTTGTGAGTTTGCACAAGCTGCGTAAATAGAATTGGCAGTTAGAGACCGCTGGGGAAGAGTTACCTCCCGATGAAGAAGATGGGTCTCTTATAATGGTGATACTACCGCTGCCATCTCATTACCTTTGAGGATAAAATGGCTGATATTGTCTTTACTGATAAAGAACGTGAGCTTCCGGATGATTATCCAATGTATAATGGATACATTTACATGATTGACGGAGAACCTCTCCGTGTAACGGAAGACATCTCTGTTGGACAGCTGAAAAAGCTTTGTGGTGTTGAATCAGTTCGTAATTGCGATATTAAGAGCCGTAATCTCTGGGATTATACGTTCTAATGCAGTATACGATCGAGCTTTACAAATCTGATAAGCGTTAGTGCAAGGACTTCAATGACTTAGGGAATCCCTATCTTGTTGGAGTCCTTCGCTATTTCGAGCTTGAACTACCACCTGGTCCATGCTATATTAAGACTATGAGAGATGGAGATGGACACATGGACAAGGTTGATATGAAGCTTGAAATGCATAAGGTTTCGCCGAAAGAGTTTCACGTTAAGGTTGGCGAAAACCTTGTCGGTTTTATCGTTAAGGATTTTAATAACTGGTACGGTTATTTCGATAAGGACGAGCCGATTCGTGCGAAGCACGAAGCTATTGTTTTCGTCGAAATGAATCGTATTTTCAACCGCTTTAAGCTGGTTGGTTCTAACGATAAGGCTGCTGCTGAAAAGGTTTTGGAAAACCTTATGGTGGAAGCTCGCAAGCTTGCTAAGGAGCTTAATGCTCTTGGCGAAACCGAAACGTTTGCCCTTAATAAGGTGCTCATCTAAATGGGTAAGACTAAGATCAAACCTATCGATATTATGCAAAACACTCTGCATAATATCGCTCGTTGTTTGGTCGATATTCATATTGACGATTTAAAGGATGCTGAAAAGGCTATTCTATTCCATCTCAAACGAGCTGGGTTCGTCACATATAATACCGACAAAAGCTGCTACGAAATGACAGGATGGCATTAATGTTTTTCTTTCAAGACGAACTTTGCGAACAGTATGGCATTACCGATCGCCATCTTGATTATGGAATGGATAATGCTCTCCATTTCCAGGAGGAACATACGCATCTTTTTAATGCAGCTTCTCATCTCTTTTTTGAATGGTGCGATTCGCCTTCGGAAAAGAATTACTATGCTACAAAAGAGATGATCGAAAAGATTCGTGAGCTTATGATTCAGGGCACTAAGAGTAAGGCTCTTCTTAAGAAGCTCCAAAACGATAAGATTTGGTATTCTGCACTTTTGGCAAGTGAGGATTTGGGTTAATGTTTCTACGTCTAGATGTAGCGCAGCTTTCACGAGATGAAATGCTGCAAATGATTCGAGATTATCAATATCTAGAACAATATGATGACTCTATCGACGAATCTAGCCTTCGAACGTTCGCGCGAGAAATCCGTAAACGGAATGGTTACGGATCAATCGGTATCACGGTACTCATGCGAGACATCATTTTCGAAGTTTACCGTCGATTGGCAATGGAAAACATTCGAGATGAAATCTGAACAGGAAGCTAAAATGACTATTAATCTCAACTATCTGCATATCCTTACCATCATCTTTGTTATCGCGAAGCTGATGGATAAGATCGACTGGGACTGGTTTACTGTTTTCATCCCTTCGATGGTTTCAGTAGGCCTGGGTATTCTGGTGTTTATCTTCGCTTTTCTAATCATCCTTATCTCGCAGCGCTAAGAGGTAACATGCTTAGCAATCGCCACCGTAATATCAGAGAAGAGATCGAAAACGATGCAAAGTGGATTAGGCGAGCAACAATCGCCTTCTTTATCTTTGCTGCCGTAATTGGCACTGCAGTATTGAGTATCTGGTTTGCAGTTGCCTATTCGATCGTCAAAGTCGCTAATCATATCGTCCCGTAAGGAGAACAAAATGAGCTTGTATCGTCCTGGTGAATGGAATAAGTTCGATCGTAGGTGTCATGGTTCTCTTTATGATCGTGGCGCTGCTGATTCGTATTATGGTCGAGGTATTCGGCCGCATTACTGGCGTAACGGCGACCATTCTGATGAAGTTATGGTTGTTGAGCAGCGTGAGGTTGAAGAGTATCTTCAGGGATTTGAGGACAATACCAAAGCTGGCGATTTTAAGGACTGGGGTTAATGGACCTTAACTTAAAGGAAATAGAATCGCTTGATAGAGGAGACTACAAGTTTCTTGCATTCTTCGCTATAGGGCTTATACTGTACGTTACATTGTTCATCTTTCTAGGACTGGGGATAAAACATGCTTTCGCTATTTTCGGCTATTCCTTCTGAGAATCAATGTCATATTGCTAATCCTGAACTGTGGGAAGTATTCCATAACGTCTATAAGTCTAAGTTCAATGTACGACCCAAAGGTTTTTGGAGTGAAGCAGAGGTAGTTCAGTTTCTCGATTTGGAGAGTGATAAATACTCTTCTGAATCAGTCTATCTGAATGAGGCTGCTTCTGAATCTGAATATTACGCGCAATTCGGTTAAGGAGATTCTCATGGGTGGTTTGGTTGACTATTATGTTGCATGTTCAAAAGACAATCAAAAGCAATACGAAACGTATCAAACTACTGTGCAGAATTTAACGAGTGATATTGAACTGATTCAGGGATATGCCGAAGGTAAGGTTATTCTAGAGCTGTTCGTTCATAATGATAATGGACGTCTAACAGTTTCGAACGACCCTGGAAAGAAATATGTATCACAATAACTTTAACACTCAAGTAGAAATTCAAGTTCAAACTAGCTCTGGTTTTTGGCAAACGACCCGTACTGTGCCTTATGGCAATGCACAATACATTATTAGACAAATGGAACTCGTGAAACATGTTCACCCCAAAAATCGCGTTAGGGCCGTTTCGTCAGACGGCCATCTTATCGACATGCTTCCTTAATGAGGTTAATAATATGTACTCTGTGGTTTACTTCCTTGATCATGATCCTTCTGCTCGCGTAACGCTTTTCCGTTCTATGGTTGAGCGTGATTGTTGGGATTTTATCCGTCGTCGTATGGAGAGCACTAACAAGTATACGCGTAAGCACGCTCCCAACCTTTATGTAATTGACTCTGCAGAGGCTTTTTGTGAGCCTCCTGAGGATGTTCGTGCGTTGAATCGAGCTGTTAAGATCGCGTCATGAAACTTAACAGACGAGGTTTTTTTGGCTTTGGGGCGGGAGCTGTGGCTGCTGCCCCACAAGCCCTTAAGAACAAACCGTTTTGGGCTGAAAACGGGCCAGTTCCTACAAATTCAACTCCGCTTGGAATGTCTGTATCAGAGCTCATTCAGATTGAAGCTGAAAGAGAAGCTGTAAGAAAACAAATTGATGCTCAGTATCTCCAGAAGCTACATCGAATTGCTTCCGGTGATATCACAGATGAAGAAACTGGCTGGAATACCGCCAAGGGAGACGATGTATATCGTCGATACCTACCTCTCAAGTCTGTTTCAGAAGCTAGTAGAGATTTTATGCAAGATCGTCGCCGCGTCGCAAATGACAAGCGCGATATGATTAAACAGGCCAAAGAAGCTCTCGAGCGCTATGATCGCACTGGCATGCTTAAGCAAGTACTTGGCTGGTATAATCAGATTGAACGTGAGGTACATGGATATGACTGAGATATTTGTATTTGGATCAAACTTAGCAGGACGTCATGGCGCTGGAGCTGCTCTTACTGCACGTAACTATTATGGCGCCAAGTATGGTTGTGGCTTTGGTCCTATGGGGAATTGTTACGCTATCCCGACCAAAGACCGTGAACTCAATTCACTGCCGCTTGATGATATCAGGAAGAATGTGGAACTCTTCCTCACATATGCAGAGAATAGTCCTGATCTCACCTTTAAGGTAACAGCTATTGGAACAGGACTAGCTGGTTATTCTCACGACCAAATTGGACCTATGTTTGCAAAGGCACCTGAAAATTGTAAGCTGCCTGCTCAATGGGAAAAGTATAGAACATGAAAATTGTGGCTATTATCTACCTACTAGGCTTTATCACAGCTTGGTTTCCAGTACTAGCTCTTGTGCTGGTTAACATGACTCCCCTCACCAAAATTGCTCTAGAAAAGAAGATTGATCTATTTGGTTATGCAGCCAGAGCAACCCTAACAGGCTTTTGGGTTATGATTTTCTCTGGCCTTGCACTTGTAAGTATTGCTGTTACAGAAGCTGTTAAATATTTTATTCAGTAGACCCGCCTCTAGCTTTGCTGCCCTGATATACTGGACCATCAACAAGAAGATCTAGTTTATCAGTTGGCCAGCATGCTCTCTTCAAATTACCTTTTGGTATTCTCGTCACATTAACAGTGTTAGATTGATTTCCACCTAGAACATAGTAATAATTATCGTCTTCTGAGACATAGAATGCAATATGATAGCCAAAGTTCATGATGCAACCAAACACTGGCTTACATCTAGTACCATACTTCATATAGCTAGGGCACCATAGTGGATTATCTACAGCTGATAGATCGCAGTTAGATGGTTCTGCTGTTAGGCAATGAGAAACGAACAATGCGCACCACGGAATATCGTCATTGTTATAGTAGCGCGCTGTACTCCCGCCAAGAGCTTTTGCCCATTCTATGATCAGGGGATTCGATTGAGGGCCTGGAATCTCATGAGTTCCTAGAAGCGATTCAGCAACGTCTAGCCATGGAAGATTAGTCATTTGTGTCCTCTTATTAATCTTGACTTGATCTTACAATGAAGATCGTCTATTCTGTATTTAGATAGGAGAGAAGAATGTATCGAGCTATTATCATGCCAATGCTTGCGCTAATTAGCCTGCTGGCTCTTGGCACATTTGTAATGTTTTATCATCCAGAGAGTAATGTAGGAGCCGTTAGGGTAGAGAGAATGAAATGAAAGACATAGCGTGGGAATTAGTACTTGCTATTTTAGCTGCAGCAAGCATTTTAGGCTTCTTGATTTATTCAATGGCCGCGTATAATATGCAGAACAATAGGTATGAATTTGAGATTCAGAAAGTATGTATTGAGGGCGGGGGTACTTACATTCGTCATAATCAGCAGTGCTTGTTCCCCGCGATGCCAGCTGGGAAGGTTACAGCACAATGATTCTATTAGGACTGATTTTCGCAATATTAGTGTTGGTGTTTCTTGCAGTTATTATCTTCCGGGGCTACCTGAACGATGAAGCTATGCGAAAGCAAGAAGTTGAGAATGAAGTGAAGAAAGCCTTGAAGGCAATTAAGGAGAATGAAAATGGGAAGTCGTAATGGTGTGTTTGCTCCTATCTTTGGTGCAATCGCAGTAGTAGCTACTATTATGTTGTTTTTTGGTACCTACTTCACAGTAAGTGAGAATGAGCGAGCAGTTCTGACTCGATTTGGTCAGATTCAGTCAGTTCGCGACCCTGGTCTGCATTTCAAGTTGCCTTTCGTTAATAGCACTGCATTCTATCGCATTGACATTCAGGCAACTGGTCCTAAGCAGCCAGTGAATACGTATACGATTGATAACCAGGAAGTAGACGTTCTGTTTACTATCCACTATCGAATCGATCCTAAGAGCATTGAATTCATCTATCGTAATGCTCAGGATTATCAGCCCCGTCTAGAAGCAATGGCTATTGACCGCTTGAAGGCTGAAATGGGTAAGATTAACGTAGCTCATGTTGCTGAAAAGCGCGGATTGCTTCGTGATTCAATCAAGAATGCAATTGCAGTTGATGCTCTTGAGAAGTATGGTGTAACGGTTGTTGACTTCCAGCTGACGAATCTTGAATATACCAAGTCGTTTAAGGCCGCCGTTGAAGCTGCAGCTGCTGCCAAAGCAAACGTTGAAACTCGTGAACAGGAACGTGTTCAAGCTCTCTTGACTGCAGAGCGTATGCGAGTTGAAGCAAAGGGTAAGGCTGACTCTTATCTCTTCGAACGTGAAGCTGAAGCTAAGGGTATTAAGTTGAAGGGTGAAGCTGAAGCTGCTGCTATTAAGGCACGTGCTGATGCTCTTGCTTCTAACGCCCAGCTTGTTGAACTTGAAAAGGCTCAGAAGTGGGATGGTCAGTTGCCCAAGCAGATTTTTGCTGGTGCACCTGTGCCCTTTATGCCAATTGATCAGGTGAAGAAGTAATGTCACGAAAGCATAAGGGAATGAATTATCGGCTCAAGGCACTTCGCCTTGAGCTTGATATCTCGCGAAAAGACCTTGATTGGTATCGCCGTAATAACAAGGATGTCGAGCTTGATCAGATCAAGCAGACTATAGTGGATGATGAATAAGAAAAAGGCTATTCTGGTTGATGTGGATGGTACTCTACTCAACAACAAGCACCGCGAAGGATTCCTGAGAAGGCATCCTAAGCAGTGGAAGGATTACAACTACAATATGAAGTTTGATACTCCTTACGATGATATCGTTTGGCTTGTTAAGACCCTTCATAAGGCTGGTTGTACAATTCTAATCTGTACTGCACGTCAAGATCAAGCCGATATTATCGAGACTACTCGTTGGCAGCTTGATGAAGTTTGTGGTCTAGAGGGCGTATACGAAAAGATCTACCATCGTGCTGCTGAAGACTATCGCGATGATACGGTTGTTAAGATCGATCTACTTGAGCAAATCAAGCTAGATGGATATGAGCCGTACATGGTACTTGATGATCGTAATAAGGTAGTTAAGGCTTGGCGCGATGCTGGCCTTCGTTGTCTTCAAGTTCAGGATGGAGATTTCTAATGTCTAAAGAATATTGGGCAGGGTTGTTTATTATGGGCGCAGGCGGTGCTTTAATCGGAGTTGCCCTTAAACCAGACGCTTGGGCGGCCATTTCCGCCATACTTGGTTTGTTTGTAATTGATGTTGGCCATGCCATCTATAAGGATGCAAAGGACAAAGCGAAAAATGACCCTGCTTGATTTCTTTGGTAAAGTAATGGCAACAGGTGGCTTTTTTACTGGTGTTTCATTCTTTCTTCTGCTAATCTTTGGCCAAGCTATTGTTGAAGCAGGTGATAAGAATGAAACAAACAAGAAGATTTCTAGCCAAGTTCTCGGCGGGCTTTGCTTTGCTTTAATTGGCGGTCTTGCATTAATTACTGTAGGTAGTTTAGGATATATTTGGGCACGATAATGAAAAAGACTCCTGTGTTTATTATGCTGTGTGGCTTGCCTGGTACTGGTAAGTCTACCTGGGTCAATACCGAAGCAACTCTTCTGGACGATGAATTTGAGAACACCTATATCGTTTCATCAGACAATTTGCTGGAAATGGTTGGTCGTGAATACGACCTGTCGTATAATCAGCTGTTTGGTGATGTGAGCTATATGGCTATTGAGCGCATGATGTATAAGGTGGCCAATAAGCTGTTTGAGCGACGCAATAACGTTATTTGGGACCAAACTAACCTTTCGGTCAAGTCTCGTAAGCGCAAGATTGATATGGTTCCAGAAGGATACTATAAAGTGGCTGTAGTGTTCAACGAGCCTGCTGACCATATGGAGCGTCTCAATAAGCGCGCTCTTGCTGAAGAGAAAGTCATTCCAGAGTTTGTTATTGATAATATGAAGCGTATGTTCGTCAAGCCTACGAAAGAAGAAGGCTTTGATGACGTGATTGAAGTGACAATGTGATGAAAATCTTTAGCTGGCATTGGTGGCTTGGTCTTCCAGAGCCAGTAAAGGAAGACAAGCAAGCTAAAATCTATGAATATTGGCGCAAGAAAGAACATCAGAAAGACGAGCAAGAGAAGACCAAAATGACCAAAAAGAAAGTTGCAACTCATAAGATTGATGATATTTTTAAGTTCTCTGTCAAAGAGATTGATGGAAAGGTCAGAGTTGAGATTGCATCCAACATTCATGACGATCGATACGGTTATATGGAAGCATCTTCTTGGTACTTCAACACTAGCGCCGTGCAAACTGTGATTGATAAGCTAGTCGCATATCGCGATATGGCTATCGAGCTTGAGAAGAGGCTAACACCTCCTGAGCCAGAACCTACCAAGCCCGATAAGCCTGATTTTAAACTTCTCAATTTTGAACAAAAAGAGCCTGACAATGTTTCTTGATTGGTGGATGATTGTAGTTGTTTGGATTGTAGCTTTCTTTTGGGGCGAATGGCGCTATAAGAAAGGCATGGTTGATGGCTGCGAATTGGGTCTCGATCATGCTGAAAGAGAGCGTATGGAAGATAACGGCCGTCGAATGGAAGCTTTCATTGAAGAGCTGAAGTTGCAGCCAGATGAACTGCAAAAGCAATCCATTGCTCTATATCTATACACTGCAAAACTTAAAGTTCTTGGTCTTCTGAAGTTTCATTCTGACGGAACTATGGAAGGCTATAACGGCAAGCGCGTTAAGCTTGTTGAAACTGTAGAAGGTCAGAAAGATAAATAAAGTTTGTATCGTTGAAGTTAACAACGACTGGATGTGACTGCGGGGCAGTACCGCACAGGTCCACCAGAAGTATATTACTTGAGTGATAAGTTGGTGAAAGAGTCCAACGTAAAAGCCCCTCTTAATCGAACGAGTATGATAGCCCAGGCTAGATGGCTAAGAAAGTTTGAAGTAATATATTTCTGATGGGCCTGAAATAGGATCGAGCAACAGAATCCGAGTTGATGGAGATACCCCGAGCAAGCTGGGTCAACGCAAGACAAAAGTAAATGCAAACGATAATGTTGCATCTGAAGAAGGCACTGGCGGATTCCGCCTAGCGGCCTAAACTTCTGGGTATGGGCACCGCCTCGAAACAGAATGGGCCCACTCACCCCTTTACTGGGGTGTTTTTATTTCAACAACAATGATGAGGCATAATGTCATCAAAGAAGAAGAATCCAGTCGTCTATGAGCGATCACAGACGATAAATAATACTGATTTGCTTATCTATGTTGAACAACTTGGACCTGTGAGTGAAGATATTGATCGAAAGGAATTTATCTTTTCGATAGATGGAACCACTAAACGAGAAGACCACGACCTCACAATTAGCGAGATGTACGAAATTCTCACTACTGTGATCGAAAGTCTTTACGAGTACATTGATAAGCACATCGAGAATATTCTAGAGACCTCCAAAAAGTGTCTTATAGAATTTGAAGCTGACGGAAAGACTCAGGAAGAAAGAGACCTTAAGAATAAGTGTTACTCAGTTTTCTTGAAGCGACTGCAAAAGAAGATCGACGACCAGTTTGATAATATCTCTGTAGAGTATTCAAGAGAAAAATATCTTCACTGGTTAAAGTTTTCAACGACCTAATTGGAGGCATATGAAAGAAATTGCTCAAGCACCAACACGTAATCATCCGCGCCGAGGTAAACCAACCACCTGGTGCTAACGATATCGATTCAACTCAACTGTGGTTCAAGAACCTTATTGAAGCGATCGGTATGAAGATTCTTTTAGGACCATTTGTTGTATATTGCGACATGCCTGGTAATCGTGGGATGACCGGCATTAGTGCTATTGAGACAAGTTCTATTACATTGCATGCCTGGGACGAAGATTCGCCCGGTGTTGTCCAGCTAGATGTTTATACTTGCGCTGACCTCGATTTGAGTATAGTATTAGATCATCTGAAGGTGTTTGCACCAACAGAAGTAGAATATCACTTTATTGATCGAGATGCAGACAAGTGGGAGGACTGTTGTGGTTCTGTTACTTGCGGTTGTGCAAACACTCCTTCCAAGATCAAGGTGATTGATCAGGGAAAGGTTTCATATATGCAAGCCCAAGCAGCGGAATAATGGCTGAACTTATTTACATCGAGAATTTGGTTAACATTTCTCAAAAGATCGAAAAGCTAGTTGAAAAGCATGGCATTGATTATATCGATGCCTGCTTGCTTTATTGTGAAAAGAATGGTGTTGAAATTGAACAGCTAGCCGATATTATTAAAAAGAATCCAAACATCAAAGGTAAGTTGCAAGGCGAAGCTGAAGCTCTTAACTTTATGAAGGAGAAAAGAACAAGGATAGTGCTATGAAAGATGTTATTGTGGAGATGCGCTGCCCGGCTGTTCAAATGAACTCGCGCATTACAATTACTCTAGATACTATGGAGCCAGCAGATGTAAAGGTATTGCTTGATCATCTGCAAGGCGAAATAAACTACCTGCTTAATGTGTATAAGCATGGTCAAAACTGGCCTCAGAAGCTTGAAGCAGGCGAAATTAAACCAGAGGAGATTTACGTATGAACGAGAAAGACAATAAGGACATTACTGATAAGTCACTTGATTGGGCTAAGCAGAATCCTACATTGACTGGCGCGGCAGCCGGTGCAGTTGTAGGTTCAGTTGTTCCTGTTATTGGAACAGCAGCTGGCGCAATTGTAGGCGCTATTATCGGACATTTGTCAGGTAAAGACGGAAAGTAATGCAGGGCCCGGCTGCGGGCCCTTTTGTTATTAGGAGATTAATATGACTGTAAGTGAACTTATTATTGAACTAGCACGTGTTGAAGATCAGAATGCTAAGATTGTATTCTATTACAATGATTTGGATGGTACAGAATGTGCCTTTAATGTAGTAGGGCAGGCAAAGCCTGACGCAGAAGAAGTGCAGTGGATTAAAGATGAATTGAAGAACGTAGCAGTCTTTGTATTGAGTTAATCATGACATTTCGACCTATCCTAGCTGAAACTCTGGACGATCCTTCCGTAATTAATTATCCAGTAGTTGCATCTCCCAAGCTCGACGGTATTCGCTGTCTTATTATTGATGGCGTAGCTGTCTCGCGATCTCTTAAGCCAATTCCCAACAAGTTTATCCAGCGAATTCTATCTGGCATGCCCGCCTTTGACGGTGAGCTAATGCTTGATGGTGCTAACTTTGACTCTGTTCAAAGTGCTGTAATGAGTGAAGATGGAGAACCAGCTTTTACGTATTGGGTATTTGATATCCATAACCTAGGTGCTGGTTTTCTAGAACGTTATAACATGCTTGTCCGTACTGTCAGAGAACTTAACAACCCATATGTCAAAGTTTTAGAGCATGCGATTGCTGATTCTGTATTTGGATTAGCCAATTACGTTGCTAAGAATGCTGGTGATGGGTTTGAAGGTACTATGGTTCGCGATCCAAATGGTCGCTATAAGCATGGTAGATCTACTCTCAAGGAAGCACTACTTCTCAAGATTAAAGCTTGGTATGATCTAGAAGGCAAGGTAATTGGCTTCAAAGAACAGCTTAAAAATACAAATGAGAAAGAGAAGGACAAGAGAGGTCTTTCTAAGCGATCGAGCAAGAAAGAAGGTAAGGTGCCTGCTGATACGCTCGGTTCGTTAGTATGTGTAATGGAAAATGGTAATGAGTTCGATGTGGGCTCTGGACTTACAGCTGCACAAAGAAAGCATATTTGGAAGAATCAAGACAAGTTCCTTGGTAAATATGTGACTGTAACGTACCAAGAACTTACAAAGGACGGAGTACCTAGATTCCCTGTATATAAGGGATTTAGAGATGAGAAAGATATGTCATGACAAAAGTATTTGCAAAACATCCTCCATATGAGAATGGTCATTTAGGCGAGGTGATGGAAGATATGAAGCTAGCTGGCCCTCCTACTGTTCGTGTTATGCGATTTAATGGAGAGCTATTTGCCACAGAAGCTTCACATCGTCTTGCTTCTGCTGCTCTGATGGGACTTATTCCCAAAGTTGTAATTGAAGTTGAGCAATCTGACACTCTTCCTAATGAACATTGGCAAAAGGTAGCCACGACTCTTCCTTCATATGATTATGACCATGTGTTGAAACTAGATCTCGAAGTGTTTAATTCTGATAAGTACAAGCATCTAGATGAGCCCGTTTGAAGCCTATAAGCTGTACGTAGCTATTCGCAATCACTTTAGACAGAAGAGCTACGACTACTTTAAGTACAAAGGTAAACTGACATTTACTATTGCTGCTTATCACAAGCGCAATGATAAATGGCTGTTTGAAAGACTTGCATCGCGATCAGATCCGTTAGGTTGGCTGGTCGCTAATTTTGTCACAAATGACAGCTTTTGGTTGGGTGATGCTGGTGAGCTTGATCTTACCTATCGCGATCGAAAGAAGGTATGGGATGCACAAACCCATTTCTTTACACAAGATATTAAGAAGCTCAAAAAGCCAATTAAAGAGCTGATTGAAGTAAAAGATGGCATGCCAGAAATTATTCTGCGCTATCTGAATAAAGACATCTCAATTGAGACTATTACAATCTTTGCCGATGTAGTTGGTTGTTACAGCTACTGGAACAAAGAACTCAAGAATGATATCATTTGGGATCATATAGGACTTAAGCTCAAGAAGTACAAACCGTTTCTTTCCTACGACAAGAAAAAGTATCTTGACATAGTGAAAAAGCATTGCACTCTGGTCAACGAGTCTGTATAATAGCTAAATATTGACGGTGCTGGTCACCACAATATTAAAAATACGAACAATACACACAATATAAGGAATATACTAATATGGCTAATACATCATTTGCACAACTTAAGAAGTCCCGCCAGGCACAGCTTGATAAGCTAACCGAAGCAATTAACGCTCAGAGTGCCAAAGCAAATCCCAAAGACGATTCTGATATGTACTGGAAGCCAACTGTAGACAAGGCTGGTAACGGCATGGCTACGATTCGTTTTCTTCCTGCTCCTATGGGTGAAGATCTTCCATTTGTTCGCGTATTCTCTCATGCATTCCAGGGCCCAACTGGCTCATGGTACATTAATAACTCCCTAACCACTATCGGTCTTAAGGACCCTGTTGGTGAGTTGAATGCAAAGCTGTGGAATAGCGGCGTTGAGTCTGATAAGGAAATTGCTCGTAAGCAGAAGCGTACTCTTAAGTACTATGCAAACGTATACATCGAAAAGGATTCTGGCAATCCTGAAAACGAAGGTAAGGTTAAGATCTTTACTTTTGGTAAGAAGATTTTCGATAAGCTTAATGAGGCTATGAACCCTCAGTTTGAGGACGAGCAGCCTATGAATCCATTTGATCTATGGAGCGGTGCATCGTTTAAGCTCAAGATTCGTGAGGTAGAAGGCTACCGTAACTATGACAAGTCTGAGTTTAACTCTCCTGCTCCGTTGTTTGAAGACGAAGATAAGATGGAAGCTGTCTGGAAGCAGTGTCATTCACTCCAGCAGTTTGTTGATCCTAAGAACTTTAAGACTTGGGATGAATTGAAGAGTAAGCTTGATAGCGTATTGGGGCTTGATGCTCCAGTTAAGCGCAAGGCAGTAGAAGAGGACGATGAGTCTCCTTTTATTGATACTCCAAAGGCAAAGTCTAAGCCTTCTAAGGTTGAAGCAGCAGATGAATCAGATGATCTTGATGCATTGCTGTCTAAGCTAAATGCAGACTAAACCCTAACTTTCGTGAGAGCAAAAGAGCGGCCATTACAGCCGCTCTTTTTTTATTTGTTCATAACCTCAAATGGTGCAAAGACCAACCTGATAGGTAATGTGACGATCTCAAGCATGTTGAGATCTTTTTCTTTCTTTAATGGTGATTTCCAATGAGCTACATTGCCCATCGGAACTGATGGCATAGCATTATGCTTTTTCAACCATCCTTGCACAAATGGATTAGCGCCAGTATAGATTCTACCCAACCCTTGACCCTCTCCCAATGACATGTGCATATTATCTACACCCAACCCGCCTTTTCTTTTCCCCTGAATAGCAGTAAAATAAAGGCCACTTGATAGCTGATTAGCTACATTGAGTCCATATTTGGTATGCAGATACTTGTATGATCCTTGTGCTAGCACTTCATATGTTCTATACGTATGAGGATTATCGTACGCATTGTCCATAATATCGCGAGTGCCTCCTACAAACTGGCCAAGAAAGCGATCGAAGATCTGCAGATCAACTGCTCTCCCAACTGAATGTAGCATTGCTGCTGGTCTCATTCCTCCTTGAGGCTGTACGACATATCTTGTATTGGGGTCATTTGGATCGCCAAAAGCAATCTTTGCCCCTTCAAATATAGCCTCGACAAGTTGTCTATTAACACCCTGTCTAATCAGATTGTCGAATGATAGGTTTGGACCAGGTCCATATAATACCTTAGGCATTTTTGGCTTTTGCTTTAATGCTTCTGGTATTACTACTGGATACACCAGATGCGGCAGCTCAATTGCTGGCATGGGTGTATAACTTCCCTCTGTTTTACTTGATGTACTATTATAGATGACCACAGAAAGAACAATTACGTTTACGCAAGCCAGAAGCCTGCGCAACCTTAACGGTTTCATATGTGTTTCCTTTTAGTTGTTTACGATAGGAATTTTCTGCAATTATTAAAATGATACCTACGCATGTTTGCAGAATATTTTTGAGTATGACCACAATGAGGACATGATATAATAGGGGCACTTGCATCTCTAGTTTGAGCTGCTTTTTTAATAGCCTGTCTACCTGCTGCAGACTTTTTAACCCCTATATTTGCTTTACCTGCTTTTACTTTATTAGCAATTTCTTTATCAGTAAACCCTTCTTTTTGTTTACGTTCATTGTATAACGCAAACCCCGGAGATGCGGCTTTTGCAACAGCATACATTCTTGCAGTAAAAATCCTATGCTGTTGTGGTCTTCCACACGCCATGCGCCAAAATGCATGAGCTATTTTAGGATTATTTGGATGTATTTTCCATAATAAATGATGTGCAACATAGTGTGCTTTAATAGGTAATAATACTAAATTTTCAGTACTATCATCACCGCCCATGCATTTAGGAAGTATATGATGTTTTTCTGCATATCCTTGTATTATAGAAAAACGATAGTGTTCAATTAGCTGTTTGTACTTTTTAACATAGTTCATAATAGGTCTCCTCTTACCTATTATTTATACAAAACAGCCTCTTATACAAAGCATCTCCCGTAAGAACCCTGTCCGCCACTACCAGGTGATTCTGGTGCACTTTCAGGATTATTTCTGAAGTTTGGTGCTTCAGCCGGTCCTTCAGTACCAGGAGATACTGCTGGACCTTGAACTGGCTGTTCTGCAGGCGCAGTGCCAGGATCATTATTTTCAGGTGCTACGAAACCTTTTTCAGGAGCATAGCCTTTATCTGTATCAGGTGCCATTGGCGCGATTGATTGCGGTAATTCAGCTGGTGATGGTTCAAAGCCAGGAACTGTTGGTTGAGGCTCTGGTCCTGTTGGTGTAGCTGCATTAGGCTTATCACCGCCATAGAATCTTTCAATCCAATTTAATGGGTTGTAAGCACTTCCTTTTAATGGCTGGCCAAATACTTTCTTAGTTGCAGGCGGAACCTGTACTCCATCTGGTGGGGGTGGTACAGGCCCTTCACCGGTTGATGGCCCGGGGCCTGTTGGTTTTTGAATAGGTTGAGCAACAGGCTTATCAAATGCAGGATCGTTACCGTCGTTAGGTGCATTTGGATCATCACCTGGACGAGGCGGGCTTACATCGCCGTTCTTTTTGAAATTAGTAGCAGCTTCTTCAGGTGTAAGAACTTTTACATTACCAGCTCTCTTTTCTATTTCTGCTTGTTCTTTTGTAAGAATTCTAAACTCATGAGGTTGACCTTTAGGCGAGGGCAAGAAAGCCAACGTAGCAGTTGGATTTTCTTTTACATATTGAAGAATATGGGCTCGTGCCCCATTTGGTCCGCCCCATTTATCATATGGAATAGCCAAACAACCTTCTGAATATAACTTATCTAGTTTCGCTGCTGTTAATGCTCCACCATGAATCTGAATTTGTGATCTTGCATTATTGCCGCCATATTTTGGGTCATCAAGATCGATCGGTCTTCCTTCTTTTCCTACATTAAATACTTGTGCTTTGTCTTGCTTAGAAAGAGGAGTGCCTGAAAGATACCCTTCAATACGCGATGCTCCATATTGAGGAGATAGCTTATGATATCCATACGGCATTGATCCTTTACCCCACCCGCCTGTTACAGCTGGGTAGGATTGCTGTCCAAACTGACCAACAGGAGGTACAGTTAACTGGCCTCTAATAACCCCTGCGCGGCTTCTATTTGCTGCATTTAAATCTACCGGGCTACCCAGTATTGATGGTTTAGCAACTGATTGGGGCTGTTGCGGAGCGTCGCCATCAGCTGATACAGCTGGCTTTGACTCTGATAATTTTTTAATATAATCAGAAATACCAGGAGCAGATTGTTCTAATGGCTTAAGAGAATCTGAAGCCTGTGGTCCACCAGGTACAGCTGTATTAGGCGAACCTTTAAGCGCATCGGCTTGCTTTAAAATATCATTCCAATTTTCATTAAGAAATTTACTTGCAGCGCCGCCTTCTGGCAATCCTTTGTCTAGAGTTTGTCTCTGGAAAGGCCCGGGCGCGTCTTTTTGAATTTCTCCATGTCCATAAGTTGGTCTTGCATCTTTACCATAACCACTATAATCACGGGGCAAAATGCCGCGAGCCACTAAACTTGCAAAATGTTGTTTAAGAGCTGCAGAACTTTTTTCATTTAACTGGCCATCACCAGTTAGAACTACACCATATGCATTTTTATTCTCAAGATATTGAGCCCCAGGTCTATGACCTCCTGAAATGCTTTCTATTTGATTAGGTCTAGCATCATATGGTCTTAATTCATGAACCTGGCCATCAGGAGTAATAGCAGTATGATATCCATATGCTCTCGGGCTTGAACCTGGTCTTGTCTCGCCTTCTTTTAATTTTTCAAGAGTAAGAGGTGACATATGTAATACTGAACCAGCAAATGATGATCTATTCTTCATCGCATCGTCGCCTGAACCGCCAGGGTTTGCATTAGGGACGCGATCGTCCTTTAAATCTACTGGCTTTGGTCCGCCAAGTTTCATCATTCCTGGTGGATTATCACGCAATGATTTATCAATAGCAGCTTTATCAAGAGCTCTTTCTTTTTCTTCTTGCTCTTTTGTTAAAGGTTGGGGGCCCCCAGGCGTTGCTTTGCCCGTTGGCACCTCAATAACACCGTCCATTTTCTTAGGTTTAGCAGCTTCTTCGCGCGCTCTTTGTTCTGCAGCTTCAAATTCACGCTGTTGTTTTAAGCGCCACTGTTTTGTACCAGGTAGGCCCCAATCGTTAAAACGCTCGCCATTAATATTAACACCGATACCACCTTGATGATAATTTGGATCACCTGCTGAGCCTTGATCAGTATGACCTTTAATAACATTACTTGTGTAGGCCTGCTCAATTAGTGCATGCATTCTAGCCGCAAATTTAGGATCGTCCATCTTACGGAGATGAGAATTAATTGATCCTCTATTAATAGGACCATAAAAGCTACGACCCGGTTGACCTACAATCATCTGTTCAATTGAAAGAGGCGCTTTACCTTGCTTTGCTCTCATTTCATTCATATATGCAGTACGATTAAACAAAGATTCTGCCACTGCAGGACCTGCGCCAGGATTTTCTGAACTTATAACTGCTCCAAGCAACCTCTTAAGCTGAGGATTGCTTTCAATTTGACGTTTAAAATCAGCGCGTTGTGCTGCAAGATATGCTGCCCCGCCAACAACTGGTTGCCCAGGCACTTGCGGTGCCTGAGGTTGATTAGGCTGACCGGGCTGTGGTGGCTGTGCCTGCTGCCCAGGTTGAGGAACAACTGGTGCAGGTTGCTGCGGCTCCGTAGGTGTAGTATATGATGGAGTATAGCTGCTTCCACCATTATAGCTAGGTCTACCAGGATTATATCCACCAGAAAGTGGCTGTGCACCTCTAGCAGCAACAGCCCCGGGGCTGCCCAAACGACCCATATGGCCCTGAAGGAATTCAAAACCAGGAGGCAGCTGGCCAAACTTCATAAACTGAGCGTGCTGATCATCTACCTGCGCACGATGATACATAGCACCAAATGATTGCTGACTAAACTGGCCAGGCAGATTTCTTTGAAGATTTGGCGGTGATATCTTAGCTTTATCTTTTGCTGCTTTACGAGCAAAAATCTCATCCCAATTAGCGCTAGTCTTTTTATTAATGTAATGAGCTGCTAATCCACCACCTACAATAGCGGCGCCACCAACTACCCATGGAGATGCGAGAAGTGCACCTGCGCCTCTTGCCAGCATTCCACCTACACCAGATGTTACTTTACCTAATAATGAACCACTATTAGACGCGCCAGGAGTTGGGGCCATAGGCTCAGGTGTGGCGCCAGGTATTTGAGGCATAGCACCAGGATTAGAGAACGGAACTCTAGGCACAGGTGCAGGAGCTTTAGGAGACGGGCCTCCTTTTAACCAATTATTAAAACCAGAAGCGCCAGACTTAACAGCAGAGCCTGCATTGCGGGCTCCTCTATAGGTCTGATACATAGCGCCGCGGCGATAGTTTTTACCTATTTCGCGCTTTGTTCTGCTCCACCAATCTTGCGGAAGATTCTCTTCTTCTTCTGATGGATGGTTGCTTCCGTTACCATGTCCCATAGGCAGACCAACAGGACGGCTTTTAATCTTAGCAATTTCTCTGCTTGCACCTTCAATCTTACCAGAAAGATCATTATAACCTTTCTGCAAACGGGTGATCTGCTTATTGATTTCACCGACAGCTTTTTGAACAGCTTTGAAATCGTTAACACGGTTTTCACGTAGCTGTACAATAGCCTCGTTTTGCTTTTTAAGCTGTTTGGTAATGTCTTTAATATCAGTCTTTACAGCATCACGAATGCGCTGGACGTCCTGATTATCAGTAGATATTTTCTTTACTGAATCACCTAGACGTTCAATATCTGAATTTTGAGGAAGAGGCTTTTGATCTTCACGCTTAGACTTAGCTGCATCAGCTAGTTTTACTTCATTAATTTTTTGCTTTTTAACTTTATCAGAAGCATCCACAGGCCCAGGGCTGGACGTTCCTGTTGGTTCGTCCATCTGTTTAAACATAGCACCATAGTCATCAGTATTTTTATCTACTTCAGCTTTGGGAGGTGTTTTTGGGCCTTTAGGAGTTTTTGGTGTCTTTGCCAATTAGAATCTTCTTCTTGATAGTGCTTCTTGTTCTTGGCGAGCTCTCTCAAGCTGCGCTGCATGCTGGGCATGCTGATCTTTTAATAGCGAGATGTAAATATCAAGTTCATAGCTAATAATTCCTTCAAGATCTGATATTGTGTAATTGTTCTGTGATGTCAGAGCAAATATCGTCTTGTAGTAATTCTCTAGCGTATTATGGTTCATCCAAATGTAAAAAAATCTTCTAACGATCTCAGAGGAATTGTACGCTCTGTTCCCTTGCTATTGGTGTATTTAATATCATAGAATAGTGTTGGAGTTGCAGCAAAGAACTTCTGCAGATCTTCAAATGCCTTGGCTGGAATAGAGTCAATAAATTCCTTAAGTTCTTCTTTTGATGAATCTGCACAATTGTGTATTTTGTCACCTTCAAAGATCTTGTCTAGACATGCAATCATTGTAGCTTCAAACGCTTCATCTTCTTGCAAATTAAGCATATCAGAGTTTGTAAACAATGTTACAGGAGGGTAGCGAAGCGAAATATAAATGCCAGGTGCTATCTCAAACTTGTTTGTCTCTGGAAGAGGTGTGATTTCAACCTTATTCAAATCAATTTCAAAATCATAATCTTTCTCATCTTCAAGATCCTTATAGCTAACCTTGACAACGTTGCCAATCGAGTTTGCGCGGATCTTGGTGAATAGATATTCAATATCAGCCAATGTAAGCTGGTCAATATTGATGCTGTCTGTAACACAATTATTAACAACTTGCTTAATAGCATTAAGATAGTCAGCGCGATCTGCAGCCTGCTTTGCAATAAGAAGAATCTTCTCTTCTTTTACAAGCATTGGGCGAACTTTAACTTTCTTCTTGGTAGTTGGGATAGTGCAATCAAACAAAGGCTGTTGAATCTTAGGTAGTGCCATAATTTACTCCAAATTAATTGCCAGTAGGCGGAAGAACTTCTGCATCTCTCAATTGTTCTGCAGGTGTAGGTGGTTCATTTGATCTTATAGGGGCGGTAGGTTCAGGTGTATCAACACCTGTTGATTGAACAGCAGGTTGAACTGTTGTAGTTGTCCAATCAAGATATTCAAAGTTAACTTGAAACTTCGCGTTGCCGTTCTGTGAATATGACATAGGTACATCAGCCACAACAGAAGGAAAAGCTTCTTTGATGTAATATACTTCAACAACATCTCCAGCTGTATTAAGCACAGCTATTGTAATATCAGTAGCATATTCAGACTTGTATTCTAGCTCATATTGACGACCGCCAAAGTTAGAAATCTGATTGATGCCACCGTTATACCAATCATGAGGCATAATGTACTGCATCCAGCTATTAAAAAAGTGCATATAATCGCCATTAGCATCTGAATTAAACGTGCATTGAATAGGCATAAACACAGGCATATACGGGCGTTTCTCGTCTGGACCATATGTCCAACGCTTTGCAACGTTGAGAGCTAACTGATAGCCAGGAATGTTAACACTATCAACCCAAAATTCCATATCTTTAGTAATATCAAACGCATCGGTCATGCGCGTTGTACCTGTTACCATGCAGCGCGGCGGTACAAGAGTCATAACATATCTATTATCACGCATCATTCCGCCACGCTTGCCAATAGCGGATTTAAATTCTTCGATGCTGAATGCCATTTACTTGTATACTTTCTCTAGTGATTCGCGCCATACATTGGCTGCTGTTTGCTTTTCAAAGCGCTCAAGAGGAAGAGGTAATAGCGTTACCCAGTCTTGAGGATCAACCAAATAGAAACGAGACTTAACATGTGACCAAAGATATTTCTTAACACATGGTTTAAAAAGCTCTGATTGACATAGGCCCTGAAGCTTATTGTATGTCATATTTAGTTGGCGTTTTGCAAACGCATTGTATTGAGCTTTTTCTGGGTTCTTGAGAAATTGATAATCAGAATCTTGCATAATCATATCAAGAAGCTGTGCTCTCAATAGAGGATGTAGATAGTGAAAATTAATACCAACAAAACCTTCTGTGCTAATTGATATAGGCATGATAAGAGGAGCTCTATCAAAGTACGGAAGAGTGTCAGCATGCTTTGGATCGTAAAAGAATAGCATCAGCTTACCAATATGCACTGGTGCAATGATGTTTCTTAGCTTGTCTTTTTCTTCAGACATAAGAGCATTAGCATTGGATGGCTTTCCAGCCAATGATCTACCTATCTGAACATAGGTCTGAACAGCTTTATTAACGAATGTTGACTCGTTAATGCGCTGTAGCTTATCACCAAATTTTGTTCTTATTTCGTGAATAATACTCATTATTGATTCCTAGTTCTGCTTCAGTGAGCACTTTAAACTCTAGCCCCACTTTCTCGCAGTATGCTCGTGCAGCTGCCCATTTAGCTTGATTAATTTCGTACGTCTCAGCTTCTTCCAAGAACTTTTTTGTTATCTTCTTGGGCATTTTGGGCGGTTGAGTCTGCACATGTGGCTTAATCTCTACCATCCAATTGACAGTCTTACCTGTTTTCTCTCTAAACTGCACTACAAAATCAGGATAATAACGTCTTACTAGCCCGTCAGGGGCCCTGTAAGGAATAATCATCTCTTCTGAACCCCACTTTAATACATCTGGGTGGTCATCCAAAAATCTCATATATTTCCATTCATATGATGAACGATAAATGATCTTGGTAGGATCGCCTAAATATTTTTGTGGATTGCGTGGCGTAAAAATGCCTTTATATGTTCTAACTGCCATAGTTGCTCGCAATAGTTTATAAATATTTAGCCCCAAAATTAACAAAGGTACTATTGTGGTTGATATCACTTCTACTCTTCAAGCATTGTCCCGTCAAGGCACTTTCAACACCATTGATCAGCTAAGCCAGATTGTAAGACCATCTGATGCTATAGCTCAAGCTATCGACGGTCAAAATCTTAAATTTTACCAATTTCCAAACGACCCTGCGCCGCACAGATTTAGTATTTTGCAAGGTACTATTAGACCGTGGACAGCTGTATCAGGAACCGGAAGTGTAAATTTTGATCCAACCGGAGCGAGCTCTGTAACACCATATTTCTTTAATAAAGCATATGTTCTTCCTCTTCCTACTCTTATTCAAGATAGCAAGAGCGTACAATATAATAGAAATTTTAACTGGGCCAAAGCATTAGGCGGCGCATTGTCAGCCGTAGTCGGTGCTGGTAATCTTAGCTATCTTGAAAAAATTGCAGGCGCAGCAACAGGTCTAGGTGAAGGTTTAGGATATGCTGTTAACAATTTTAAAGCATTAACAATTACTCAACCTGAATTTAGAACATTCAATCTAGAATTTAGACTATTTCCCAAGACTCTTGAAGAGTCAAGAGCTATTCAAAAGATTATTACCACAATTCAAACAGGTATGCATCCCGAACTGGATGGTTTTGGTATTGCTCAAGCGTTCAAGTTTCCTGATATCTTTATGTGCTTCTTCTCAACAGGTCAAACAGGCGCCGATGGCGCTGCATATTTGTACAAGTTTAAGCCAGCTGTTATTGCTGGCATGAGTGTTAACTATCAGGGCGACGCGCCAGTTCCTGCATTTTATCGTGATCCGACTGGCCAAGCTATTCCAGAATCAGTTATTATTCGAATGGGCTTTATTGAACTTGAAGTGTGGACGCGTCAAAACTATCTCGATTCAGTTGATCAGAACTCTGGTCTTTATGATACTAATCCACTTAGTGCACTAAATCGCTCGGTAAAATAATGGACAAGTATTTTCAAAAATTTCCGTATATCTATTACAGCAATACAATCTGTGTTGATATTGCTCGTCGAGTTCGTTTGGACGATTATCAATCAGCTCAAGGCGATTTGAATCAATATTATCCATATGAGTTGGTGCACCACCTTCGTCCAGATCATGTATCAGAATATTATTATAAAGACGCTGAGCAAGACTGGCTTATCTATCTGACCAACAAAGTCATCGATCCTTATTATGGCTGGTATTTGAGAGATGATCAACTAGATTCTATGATTGTTGACAAATATGGTTCAATTGAAGTGGCTCAGAGAACTGTAGCCTACTATGTTAATAATTGGTATAAAGACCCGGGCAATATATCTGTTGATCATTACAACAACGTAATTGATATGGATTGGCGCAAGTACTATGAACCGGCCTGGGGTGCTGCACAACAGATTGTTGGATATAAGCGTAAGCAATTAGATCTCAACTTTAATACCAATCAGATTCTCAAGTACACAATTGCTACGTCTAATGGTACTTTCTCTAACGGAGAACCAGTTAACTTTACTGCATTCTCAGGCGGGCCTCTTTTGGGTACTGGCATGCTTACTTGTGCTAATGCGACGCATCTAGTAATTCAATCTGTATCTAATGATTTTGTAGCCAACTCTTCTGTTACAAAAACCATCACAGGTTTTACTTCCGGTGCTGTTGCAACAAGCAATCTATATGCAAACGTGATTATTAATATTGCAGATGATGAAATGGTATTTTATGATCAGATAACAATGTATGATCTTGAAGTAGAAAATAATGAACAAAAGAAAAATATTAATCTAATCGGTGCAGGCGTGCAAGGTATTGTCTCACAGACAATTTCCAAAAAGCTTAGAACCAATGTAGATAAATCAACCAACTTGACAATTGAATAATGACAGATATCATTCAGCCTGGTAAAGCGCGCTTATTGCAATGTACAATTTCTGGTGTTCCGGATACAGACGGAAGAACAAACTTCTTCCATGTGCAAGAACTTCGCATATATGAAGATCATTGCAAAGCGTATTTTACAGGACAGCTTATTGTAGAATTTCATCAGAACGTCTGGGAAAATATTGTTAACCCAGGCGCTGAAGTTGTTATATCATTTGATTCACCAAGATCAGATGGCGGGCCTACCAAGACTTATACAGAGAATTTTAAGATCTATTCATATGAATCTAAGCCTCGTGAAGGTGATATTCACAATGCTATAGTAATTACACTATCTCTAATTGGTGAAGAATATTATCGCGATCGTTTTAATACTGTCATGATGCCATTCTCTAATGTACCTGGTACAGCTGCTGCAGCTACTGTTCACGGAATGTATATGAGTGTTAATGGTGGTCTTGATATTCTAGATGGTTCTATGGGCCCAATTGGGTCAACTCAAGTACCTCATGAGGTAAGAAATTTAAAGCCAATTAAAGCTATTCATGATCTATTAGACAAGTCTGTTTTTGCTAGATATCCAAGCTGCGCGCCCATGTATTTTAGAAACAAGCCTGGTTATGCTATGGGGCCTCTACAAGGCTTTTTAGAAACAACACCAGTAGTTCAAACATTTGTTCATACACCCGCTCAAACAGCTTCTGCTCAAGCAGCATTATATGGATATGATAAAATCTTGCATTTGAGACCTATGTCTCCTCCTGGCGAACAAACAGCAGGTGGTGGCCAGTCTGCAAATATGATGGACGGCCTATTTAAATCACTATCGTTCTTTGATATATCTCAGGGCGATATTATGAATAATGATGCTTTCTCTTCATTGGCCGGTGCTGCGGGTATTGCTTCTCAGTTTAAATCAGCTGTTAAGAGTAAAGCTGGTGGGCGCCAAATCTTTTCAGTACTTGATTCATTGCACCAGGCGCTGCCTATTCAAAAGAATGGACCAGGCGGGTTTGCACAGAATGAAGATGCATTCTTAACTGCATTGTCGTTTACCCCCAAGTTTTGGGTATCTGCTCCTCTGCAGACAGGTGTAAATGTAACATGTGGTCAACGTATTAATGTGTTGTATCCTTTCAGTGGTCAACAGCTAATTGCAAAGACTCTTTATGTAGCAAGATTAATTCATGAACTTAAATTTACAGAAGGCAATGAAAGAGAACCTGTTAACATTATTGGTACAACTCAGCTTTTTGGAGTACATTGGCAATGAGTAATCCTGTAAATCCTAGTGATCGTAATGGCCCAATACAGACCGGCCAAAAAGGCAAAGGTATTATTCTCAATAGACAAGACCCTCTAAAGCAGAATAGATATCTAGTCGCTATGCAGGGTATGGATGGTGAATTAGGACAGCCTCAATGGATGGTTGTAAAATCACAAGGCATGGCTACTAGAATGCTTGGTGGTACAACTCGCTATATGGTTGGTGATTGGGTATCATTGGAACAAAATGGTAATTCTGGTCAAATTTATGAAATTACTGGTGCGCATAAAAATGAAAAGACTGATGAGAATACTAAGGACAAGCACCTTGATGAAACATCAGATGAACCTTATAAAGTAGCAGATTCAATGGGCCCTGTCCAGCCTCGAGTGTTTGCTGGGTGGGGCACCCCTGGCTTTACATTTGGAGATGTTAACGCTGCAAAGAGCTATGTTAATGGACTAGTTCCAACTCAGTATACACCTTATAAAGATGATCCAGTTAAAGCAGCTGCAGACGAAGCGCCACCTCCTGCCAAATATGCTGGCACCAAAGGAGCGAAACTTGGTGAAAAAGCGAGAGGAAAAAGTCTCGGTACCAAAAAATATCCGTTAGCTTCTACCGACAAAGCAGACAAAGATTTAGACGCGGCAGGTGTTAAAGAGACAGTTGAGAAAGCTAGAGCGATGGTTGATAACCTTCGCAAAACTATTGAAGGTGGACTTAACCCCAAAATGCCTGATTCAGTTGGTGGAATGGGTAATATCATGAGTGCATTATCATCAATTGCATCTCTATTTTCTAGCGCTAGCAATTCGTCTCAGAATAAGCA